ATGACGTTAGTGGGAATGACCGTAGTGCTACTGGGCTGCAGTCATTACTCCAACAGAAGCACCCTGTGCGAGCCGAACCCCCTGGCCGGCGTCGAGTGCCAGCAGCCCAAGGCGCTGAACCAGATCATCGGTGAGAAATATCGCGACTGGCGGAAATATCAGTGAAGACCTTGGTAGCTTCAAGGGATAGACGTAGGTCTCGGCCGTCATACCGAATCCAGAAACGTTCCTAGTTGGTAGCCCAGCGGGAAGTGAAGCGGCCGTACCGAGCGTGATCTGGCAGCGTGCCAGCCAGACCGGAGGTTGCCGACTGCGACCTCTAACTGACTGGTGACTCCTTCCCAAGGTGGCGAGTGCAACGGCCACCTTCCAATGCTTGATGAACGCCCGCACTTCTGCCGTTTCCGGTTGTCAGACGTCCTCAATCGAAGCGGACCCGTACTAGGCAATCAACATGAATGCGCCTGTGAAAGAACAGAAGGTGATCAATGCGATTGCCATAGGAACCTGCGTCTCAGCAATTGTCTTGCTGTTGAGCTTCGCTGAAGCCACAATCGCAGCCAATAGCTGGGCTCCGCAGTCCGGCACCGAAACTGAAAAGGATATTTCAGTTGCGCTATCAGTTAACAAGGACAGTGACGCTCTTCGAGTCCAGGCCCAGCGGCCGGATAAATAGCGTCCCGCTGAAATCCGCACTCATTCGTCCAGGGTCGTTAGCCAGCGATCAGGGCCTGCTGGCGCTCACCCTGGGCGCCATGTGCATCGGGCTGGCAACCATCTTTGTGGTGGCCATGGCGGCCTGCTGATGATCACGCACGATTGGTACCGGTAGCCTCAGCGGGCGACTGATCGGTCGTCGACGTTTCGCACGTCCTGACCCCGACCGTCCTGCCTGCTGATCTCAAAAAGGCAGCGCCCCTCGCCCCTACTCAGCTCAGCTCTCGCTCCCAGGTAGCTACAGGGTTAACCGCAATGGTCAGCTTCATCGGGATCGAGTGCCATGGAAGGTCAGGCACCGGAGCTGTCTCGAAAGGGTTTCGGAACTCTTCCTTTTTTACCTACCCAGCGGGCCTTGAAATCCGATCCTGCAGACAGCAAAAAGCCCCATAAGAACGGGGCTTCGAAGGTGGCGGAAGCGCAGAGATTCGAACTCTGGGACCCTTGCGAGTCGGCGGTTTTCAAGTCTGCCGGGAAATCCAGCAATAGCGCTATCTGCATAGCTTTTTCATTTCCGTAAGTCATACCTATCGAGTAGTGCTCCAGCCCAGTAACAGCGCGGCATGTCGGTTTCGATACGGAAACGATTTTCTCCCCTCTCCCGGCGTTCTGCCGACCCAAAATCCCCCTTCTTTCGTCTCCACCCGCTCGACTTCCGAGCACGGCGCCGTACTGTATGCACGAACAGTAAGGACGCGATCATGCTTTTCGATCCAGACCATCCAACCGTGCTCGGCCTGCAGGAATACCTCACCGATGAGCACGACCGGCTAAACTTCCCGGAGATGTGGCATCGGTTCTGTACAACCGGCGCTCTCGCGCTGCTTGAGCGCAGGGCCATCAGCCAGCCGGACTGCGTCGAGCTCTGCGAGCAAGCTGATGCTGGGCTCGCCCACTCCCTGGAAATTCAGGCGACCTGGCCCTGCGGATGGGACATCATGCTCAGCTACGAACTGACCTGTCCGGATACCGGCAAGGTGTGGGCGACCTCAGGCGGCCCCAGCTTCGTCAGGCCAGAGCTCGGGCGCCTGCCGGTGGGTCAGTTCAGTCGCCGCGGCGAGGGGCGCATCCACCTGGTGGACATGCGCCAGCAGCAGGTCCTGGGTGTGTTCGTGACGCCGACCGCCGCCGAGATCGACGGCCGGGTCTTCGAGATGGTGCTGGCTGGTCGATGGGATGGGCAGAAAGTGGTACCGGATACCAGTTGATAAGTTTCAGAGCTGAATGTCCTTCAGAATTAGACGCCCAGCTTCAGAAATAAATTTCATGGTAATTGTGAACCTACCGTTCGATATATTACTTTCGCGAAGCAACTCGGCAGGTGCTTGGTAACCAAGACCAGACATAACCGAGTCAAGTTGATTGACATACGAATCTTTATCCCCCACGCCATCTCTCGATCCACTATCGACCTTTTCCGGGTAGTGCTGATATTGATATAACTTGTCTTCGTATAGCTGTGTTAGGTGATGCTCAAACTCATAGATTTTTAGCTTTAGCGCATCTATTCTCGCCGCATCTACAACCACAAATTTTCGACTCTGAAGCTGTTCCAATATGCAGGAAACAACCTTGCCAGGCGGATAATCCTCGATACGGACTATTCTACCCGGCGTAAATGCCTCAGGAATACCAACACAAACTGCCGCACTAACAGCGAAGTTATGAACCTCCTGCCTGACCAGCTCATTCTCTATCTGCGTTGCTTTTCGCTGAATCTTCTCCAGCTCTAACTCTTTCTTTGCAAGCGACTCTTCCATTTGAGCGCTCTTGTAAAGCGGAACAACCGTATAATACAGCGTCCAAAGAGTGATAATGAACAGTCCCAACTGCACAAAGTGAGAAAGCCTGCCGAGATAAATATCTATTTTCGCCATACAAGACCTAGTGACAGAACAGAACAGCTGCTGCCAATTCTCGTTCATAGCCAATCCGCTGTCGACGCTCCGCTAAAAGTGCCCTCACTTTGACCTCTAGGCTGTCCTCCCTCCGCAGTCCATCCGCAGCCCAAGCCGGTACCGCCGGCGCGTTCACTCGGCACGGAACCGGCACCGGCACCTCTACGCGCACCACGCGCGGCTCAGGCTCGGCGACGGGCTGAGCGCCGCACCCCGCCAGCGCGACCAGCATCCCCACGATGATCCACCTCATAGCCCCAGCTCCTTGTCGATGATGGCCGCGGCGGCCGTCGCAGGGTCGCCGCCAGTGCGCTCCTGCTGCAGGCGGTTGGCGGCCTGGTAATCACCGGCGGCTGCCTTCGCGGCCTGCTGCTGGATCGGCTCTGCCCGCTTCGCGCGGTCCTCGGCGGCCCGCCGCAGATCAGCCAGCGCCAAATTCTGCTGTCCGACCTGCCCCTCCAGCGTACTGCTGGTGGTGCGGCAGGACGCCAGTGTGCTGGCCGAGGCCGTCACCTTGTCCTGCAGCTTCTCGACGACGGGTCGGTAGTGGTCGGCGGTGAGCCAGTAGGCCACTCCGCCACCGACCGCTCCGCCCAGGCCGAGCAGGACGACTGCGGCAAACGTGAGCGCGGCCGCCCTGTACTGCTCGAGCAAGGCCATCACGCCACCCTATCCAGCAGCAGCTGGAGGTAAGGCTTCACCGTATCCTTGATCAGGTCGTGGCCGAAGTCGTTCGGGTGGACGTTGTCCCCGGTGGCGCCATCCCGGATCTGGTCCTGGCCAGCAGCGTCGCGGCCGCCGGTGATCGCCGCGGCGAAGCCCTTGATGACGATCCCGCCAGAAACCCTGGGCAACCAGGTGGCGTTGTAGTCGCGGCGGGCCTGGTCGTTGGCCCCTACGGCCTTGTAGCTAGTGTTCACCGGCGTTGCCTCAGGGAGCAGAACCACCGGACGCTGGCCGGACGCCTGGAGCGTGGCGAACACGCGGCCCAGGGATCCGCGCAGCCGGCGCAAGGCTGCGGCGCTGATGCCGGTACCGGCCGTCACGTCGTTCCCTGACCAGGGCGAGTAGGTGACGATGGTGGGCCGCACAGCGTTGATGTGGTCGGCCAGCATTCGGCTGTAGAGGTCCGGCGACTGGGCGTGCAGCGCCGCGTTGAAGTATTCCAGCGGGCGCTCCGGGGTCGACAGCTCGTAGACGGCCCGCTGCATGCCGCCATAGTCCCGCACGTTGCCGCCCAGGCCTTCCTGGATGCTATCGCCCAGGATCATCACCTGATGGCCGCGTGCCAGGGTCTGATACTGGATCGCAGGTACCACCGCCTTTTCGTCTCCGCCGCTGGCATAGACGCCGTTCTGGGTGAACGCTGTCTTGGTGGTGACCCCAGCCACCTCTTGGTTCGAGCAGCGGTAGACCCGCGGGCCCGACCCGCGCCAGTAGTAGAGGTTGTTGTAGGGCATTGAGGCCACAGAGTTCGCCGGGAACTCGATCCGGACCATGACCACCGGCCGCCCGGTGGCGGAATCAGTTCGCGGGATGCTGGCCAGGAACACTGGATCGGACCAGGCGATGCTGTAGCGCTCCTCGCCCAGCCGGGCCGGCAGATCCACCGATGCGTTGCCGTTGAAGGTCAGATCGATCCATTCGCCCTGGTCCGGCTGGGTGAACACCTGGTAATCAGCGGCTGGCACTGCGGCGGAGACGCCGACGCAGGCCTTGACCCCGGTCACGACCGCGGTATGCACGTTGGGGATGCCAACCCGGAAGGACAGGAAGTCCGATTCCAGCTCGATCTGCATGTTGAACGTCGTGGCATTTGTCAGCGCCTGGGGGCGCAGGCGGCCGAACAGGTGCTTGGTGAGGACGTTGGTCCCGGTGCTCATGAGCCCGGCGAAGCGGTCCCGCTCCTCCATCTGGTCGTAGACCGGTCCCATGGCGTTCGGTAGGCGGCGTTGATACTGCATAGTCCCTCTCCTATGAGGTGACGCGGTTGTGGGTCTGCTCGACTCAGGCGGTGGCGCGCTTCGCCTGCTCGCCTGCGGCGATGGCCACCCGGGCTGTGGAGCCCAGGAACAGGGCCTGCTCGGCAACGCGGCGTTTGGTCAGGCCGTGCATGACGGCGCCGTCGTTCTTGTTCCAGCGCGGGAACTGCCCTGCGGCGCCGGCATAGTCCATGGCGTTCAGCTTGCGCAGGAGGGTCGATTCGCCCAGGCCTTCTGCCTTGCCGTTCTGGTTCTCATCCAGGCCCACGTTGTAGGCAAACGAGACCAGGGCATCGAACTGGCCCTGGGTCAGCGGAACCTTGACCAGGCGCTGCACGCCGGCCTCAGTCGCAGCGAGGTCTTGGACGAAGGCTGAGTCGGCCTGCGCCTGGGTCCAGACCAGGCCTTTCTTGACCTCGGGGCCGGTGTGCCCCCAGCCGATGGTCCAGGGGTGGCCGTCCTTGCTGCCCGGGTCAGGGTAGGCAACCAGCCGGCAGCTCTCGAAGTGGTGCATGAGGGCGACGCCCTCGGCGGATGTCCGCATGGTTTTCTCCAGGCACAAAAAAGCCCGCGCGGGGCGGGCTGTGCGTAGTGGCGCCCTCATGATCGTGAGGATCGGGGCGGATAGCCGGCGATTCGCCAGCCGATTCCTAACGCTCGTGAGGGCAGTGGGGTCAGGTCGAGCCGACGTCGCCGGTCTGGGCGGGCGCCACGTCCTCGATCACCGCCGAGGTAACCCGCACGCTGGCGCTGTATTTCTTCAGCAGCTGGGCGGTGCGCACCTCGATGTTGGGATTGCTGCTGAGCATCTCCTTGGCCTTGGCCTCGGCTTCTGCCTCGGTGGCGAACTCCATAGAGGGGTCGATGTTGTAGAACGGGGCGAGTACGACATAAGGCATAGCGGTGTCCTCCGGACATGAAAAAGCCCGCGCGCGGCGGGCCGAGAAGATGGTGTGAATCGTCAGAAGTTGGTTACATCAATGACAGTCATCGCCGTGCCATAAGAGGGCCCGCCGCCTTGCTGCACAGATGAAGATGAGGAATACACTCCCACTTCGTCAAAATACAGAACGTGCGGACTGGTGAACTGTGTCATGTACATACCCACGTAGTTCTGAAACTGTCCAGGCAGGTCCTGATAACTATCGTAGTTCGCGGCCCCGCAACCGTAGGCTACCGCGTAAGTACGGCCTGGCGTGTAGGACCTGCTCCTCTTTATCAAGTCAACAAAGCTACCAACGAGGAAATCCACAAGCCTCATGTATTTGAAATTTGCATCGAATACAAGTTGGGAGTCTTCGTTAAACACTTGAAACCCCCACCCGGATCCAGACGCGGGCGGCGGGCCGAACTCAAAGATTGTAATTTGATTATTTCCACTACCCGAGTCCAGCGCTATCTTCCAAACAAAAGTGCCGTTCTGCTCTTGCACCACAAACGGACAGATCTTGCCAGTCGAGTAGAAGGCCAGGACGGACTCTTTACTGGTAGCGACATAGCTAACCCAGCGGCAGGTGTAAGCAGCAAGCGGGACACCAGCACTGTTGGCGTCCGTGCCACTGAGCGTGGTCTTCTTTAGCAGAGCAAGGTTGCGGTATTTCTCGTCAATCTGGATATAGCCTGAGTCGTTAAAACACTGAAATCCTGTGCCCATATCAGTAGAGCCCGTAAATTATGAATGCGTCCGTGGTGTTATTTTGGTTCTTCCCCGAATAACTCCAAGAAAGCGTTCTACCAGATATCGAAACATCCGGCAGGACCGTATAGCCGCTAGCGCCCCGACTCAAATACATGAAGAAGGGGCGCCCTTGGTCTAAGTCTGCATTCAGCGAGCCATTCACGTTCCGGGATGTCTGGACGGTGCCGAGGATACGAGTTATCGAATCATTAGTGTCCAGCACGATATTTCCATTTTCGTCGAACACCTGAATGCCTTCGGGCATATCACCACCTCCCTACCCTCACCCGCAGCTTGTTATTCACGTAGCAGCGAAACGCTGCACGATCGATTTGGATTTCAGAAAGGCCTGCCTCTTCGCTCCGGATGTAAATAGCGCCCGAACCGAAATCCGCATTCATGATCGGTAGGCCGGCCCGGGTCAGGTTCTGGGAGAACAGGTTCTGCCCGATGATGCCTTCGCGGATGTAAGCCTTGTCGATGAATGCGGTGTTCATGAATGTCTGCCCATTCACGACGGAGAAGAACGACTTGCCCTTCCCATCAATGCCAGGCCCCAGCACCATGAACCGATCCGACGCGACCGCCACGGTGGACTGCAGGCCGACGTTGCCACCACCCGGCTCGATGCCCACCCCAATGCCGGCGAAGTAGTACAGCCCGTCCTGGGTGACGCCCAACTTCACTGCCCAGTTGGCGTTGATCTTCCCATCCGTATTGGCCTGGGCCTGGCTGATCTGTTGCACCGACGCATTGGTGTTGCCCACGGACGTCTGCAGCGTGCTGATCGACGAAGCCTGCGAGGTCAGCGTGGCGCCCTGCTGGGTCACCTGCGCCTGGGTATCGCTCAGCGCGGTGGCCGAGGCCGCCGCAGACCGACGCCCGATCGCGATGTAGGCGATGTCCACCACCGCGGACGTGTCCTGAGAGTTCAGGAAGTCGAACCGGATGGTGGAATTGCTCATCTTGGTCGACCAGGCCGTGTTGCTGGACAGATCGATCTCGATGTCCTGCCAGTCGGTGGTGTTCAGGTTGATGCTGAACGTCGCCGTGCGGGCCTCCGATAGCGCTCCATCCTCGTTGGCCCAGTAGATGCGGCCAGGATTGCGGGTGCTGTTGCGCCGGCGGATCCGCATCTTGATCAGGTAGTTCTGCGCGCCATTGGTGTTGGCGAACGTCGGCAGCCGGAAGTTGGCGTAGCCGGTCAGGGTCGCATTCTGCTGGTAGGCAGTCAGCGTTGCCCCGCTGGCGGCCTGCTCCAGATAGGCGCCACGCAACGTGTTCAGAAACTCGAAGTTGACGCCCGCCGCGAACATGCCGGTGCCGGCGATCTGCGCCTGCAGGTTCGTCAGCTGGGTGGCCTGGCTGGTGATGTTTCCTTCTGCCGAGGTGACACGGGTCCCCAGGTTCGTCGTGGCCGTCGCCGCCGCGTCTGCAGTGGCCTGGGCCTGCTTGGCCGCCGTGATGTTCTCGCAGTGCCAGTCGGTGACGTACCAAGTGGCTGTCTCCGCGTTCAGCGTCTCGATCTGCAGCATGGGGTTCAGGAACGTCTGCCCAGCCGGGATCGTGTGGTCCCAGGTCACGCGGGTCCAAGTTTGAGTGACCGCTGTAGGCGGCGAACTCTGGTAGGCGGTCCGGCCCCCGAACGGCGTGGTCGCCCTGGTCGCGTAATGCTGGAACGGCCGGGTGCCGGTGTTGGCGCCAGCCGCTACCAAGGCACTGAACCGGTAGACATCGCCCGCCTTCACCGGGAAGTTCGGCAGGCTGTTGATGTCCGGGAAGTTATCCCGGGCGGTGATACGGGCCGCATAGGGGAACGGGCAGTTCGCAGGCACGCCCGCCGCGGTGGTCTGCACGATGTAGAAGCCCATCGTGTTGAACGCCGGGTCGAACGTGGGGTTCGGGACCATGTTGAACGCCTGCTGCACCGCGCCCTTGATGCTGGTGTTCAGGCTGGTGATCTGGCCTGCCTGCGACGTGATGTTGCTGCCTTGCTGGTTCACGGTCGTGGTCAGGCCGGACAGCGCAGTGGCGGTCGCATCCTGCTGCGCCGAGAGCACCTTGGCGTTGTTGCTCCAGCCGGTGACCGCGGTACCGACCTCAAGCTGTGCCCTGGTGCCCTCGACGAAGCCGTCCGCAAGGCCGGAAGCCGCGGAGCGGACCCGGTAGAACAGGGACACCATGGCAGTATCGGCCGGCAGCCCGGGATGGGTGAAGGAGAACCGCTTGCCGGTGGCGTCCAGCTCGAACAGCTGAGAAACCGGGGCACCGATGGCAACGCCGTCGGCCTTCAGCGCCTGGATGAAGATCTGCATCCGGATGCCCGGCGTGCCGCGCATGTAGATTGATGCGGTGACGGCCTGGCCCGCGCCGGCCTTGACCCGGTACGCGACCGAGGTGTTGACCGAGAAATAACGGGTATTGAGGTCCACCCCCTTGAAGTCGATCCGCATCGACTTTTCAGCCGAGCTGAGCCAGGACTGCACCAGGCTTGCGGACGCCGAGGTCGTCGAGTCGACCACCCCTCCATCCATGTTCCACCCCAGCGCCAGGCGAGGATCTGGGCTCACCTCGGTGAACGTCGGGTTGTAGAGGAGGTTCTCCCCGCCGGCGTTGCCGAGGTCGCTGCGCAGATTGGTGATGCTGGTGGCCTGGCTGGTGAGCGTGCCCTCTACGTTGGTCACCCGGCCCGCCAGTTGGCTGGTGGCCGTGGCCTGCCCGGCGAGGCTGTCGATGACCGTCTTGGTATTGTCCTTCCAGCCGGTCACGGTCGTGCCCAGCTGCAGCTGCGCGTTATCGCAGTCCACGGTGACGGTGGAAAGCGTGGCGGTGCCGTAGACCCGCAGGATCAGCCGGATAGCGACAGTCGAGGCCGGGCATTCGCCCAGGCAGGTCAACCGCTGCGCAGTGCCATCCGCCACGACCCGAGTGCCCTCGGCGTAATAGATGGCATTGCCCGCGGCGTCGAAGGCGCGGAACGCCACGAACACGACGGCCCCTGCGGTCGCCTTGACGTAAATGGACGCCGCCAGCTTTTGCGCACCGGTGACGACCTTGTTCCGGACGTCCTCGTTGTAGATGTAGGCGCCGGCCGACGCCGACATGCTGGTCAGCACCATGCGCTGGGCGAAGGTCTGGGCGTTCAGGAAGGACGCGACCTTGCTGTAGGTCTTGCCCACGTTGGCATCGCCGTCTGCATACCAGCCGGCAGCGACCACGAAACCATCGGCCCAGTTCTCGAACCCTGGGTTATAGAGCAGGTTTTCGCTGCCGCTATCGCCCAGCGCAGTATTGATACTGGTGATCGCCGAGCCCTGGGCCGTGACGGTATTGCCCTGGCTCGTGACCTGGTTCTGAAGGGCCTGCACGGTGGTGCTTTCGGCTTTGCCAGAAACCGAGGTCTTCAGCAGGGTAATGTCGCTGCTGTTGGCGGCGATCTTGCCACCCTGGGTGCTGACGGTGTTCTCGGTGGAGGTTACGCGGGAGGCCAGGCCATCGCCTTCCCGGATGATCGCTCCGGCGTCGCGCCAGTAGGCGGTCGCAGGCGGCGCATTGCTGCCGTCGGCGGCGGCCGGCACGTCCTTCTTGGCCTGGAACAGGGCGTTGTCCACCGTGACGATGGCGCCGGCCTTGTAGGCCTCGGTCTTCTGGTATTCCTGGGCATCGGCCAGGTCGCCGATCTGATCGAGCTGGTTCTGCACGGCGTCCAGCTCCTGCTGCAGCGCACTGCGGGTTTCCGCGATGCGGTTGCTGACCGAGCCCGGTACCGACGCATCAGCGTCGACCAAATCGATGCGATCAAACAGTTCCTGGCCCAGGGCGCTATGGACGAACTCCTCGGTGATGAGCTGGTTGTACTCGGTCGCATCCGTGCTGGCGGTGCCCACGGTCCAGTTGGTCCAGGGTCCCACGTTGCCGATGCGGTCGATCAGCCGGCCACGGAAGAACAGGCGAGCGCCGGCCGCCAGCCCGTTCAGGGTGTAGGTGTTCGTCGGGAACGCGAACAGACCCATGCTCTGGGCGTTGTCTCCCTGCGCGGTGGTGGCCTGCTGGATCTCGGTATAGGCGCTGTCCCCTGCCCCTTCGGCCGGGAATGCCCAGTCCAGGGTGATCTTCCAGGCGCCCACGGTGGTTTTCAGCAGGGCGAGCGCTGGCGGTGCGCCAACCTTGCCGGTGAGCTGGGTCAGGGTGGACGTCTTCCAGACCGAGGCGATGTCCACGGCGTTGACCGCCCGCACGCGCGCCAGGTAGCCGCCGGCGTAGATGCTCGGCACATCCACGGCCAAGCTGCCGGTGCGCTGGATGCGAACCCAGTTACCGCTGTCCTTCCGCCACTCGACGTCATAGGCCACCGCGCCGGGCACCGCCGTCCAGGAGATGGTCATGGTGGTGACGGTAATGCCCTGGTTCACGGCGTGGTAAGCCGACAGCGCCACGCTGGCCGGAGCCTCGACGGTACCGGTGGGCAGGATGCTGATCGGGCGGCTTTCCAGCTTGGCGCCGGTATCGATGGCGGCGAACTTCGACGGCTCGAACTGCAGCGCCGAGATTTCGAACACGCCCTCCTCCGGCCGGGTGACCTTCATCACACGGTACAGGGGCACGACCAGGTCGTCGGCGTCCAAGGTCCAGACCAGCTCCGCCTGCGGCGTTTCGCTATAGGCGGTGGTCACGGCGATCTGGCGGCCGGCCACCTGGCGGATGGTTCGCCCTTCACAGGCGCCGCTGGGCAGGTTGATGATCAGGCGGTCGCCAACCTTCGCCCGGGTGTCGCGGTCCAGGGTGATAACGGTGCCCGCCGCCGCGCTGATCCGCCCGCCGATCTCGGCGCCGGAGATGAGCTTGTCAGCCACCGGAATGACGTGGCCCGGCAGCGGAATGCGCCCGTCCATGCCTACGCGGAAGGTCACGGTGCGGTCCTGGCTGTTGGTCAGCAGGATCCACTTGCCACGGCGCTGCGCCTCGGACTCGCGCGTGCAGCCGATAGCACTGATCTCGACCGGATTGTCGCCATAGCGGCGCTGCAGCTTGGCATCCGAGGCAGCGGCTACGTCGGTGTCGTAGTTGTTCGCCGGGTTGTCGAAGCTCACCAGGGCGCGGGTGTAGCGGGTGCGCTCGCTGGCAGAGCCATAGGTGAACTTGCCATCGACGACGTTCGCCCGGGTGAAGGCGAAATCGAAGTCGGCCGAGCGCGGGATGTCCGCCTGCACGTTCAGTTGGCCCTGGGCCCAATAGGTCATACCGCGGTAGATGGCGGAGACGTCGCGTAGCAGCTCCCAGGCGCCGGTGCGGCTCTGCAGGTTCAGGTCGCAGAGGTACCGCGGCTCCTGGCCGCCCTTCCCGTCCGGCACGAGTTGGTCGCAATACTGGGCGATGCGATAGAGCTCGTACTTGTCGACCATCCAGGGCTTGATGCGCTTGCCCAGCCCGAAGCGGTCGTTGGTGGCCATGTCGAAGGTGATCCAGGCCGGGTTGTTGGTCCAGGCCGATTTGAAGCTACCGTCCCAGACGCCCGAATAGGTGCGGTTCACCGGGTCGTAGGTAGTGGGCACCTGGACCTTGCGCGCATCGCACTCCAGGGTCACCGCGGGGATGTTGCTGAACTGCTCTGCGCTGAACTCGACGTACAGGAGCGCCGTGTTGGGATAGCGCAGCTTGGCGTCGATCACCTCGGTAATACCCGCGATGGACATGGTGTCGGCGATGCGGTTGTTGTTCTGGTTGGCGGTGATTCGGCGGACGCGGATCTGCCAGCCGCTGGTGGCCTTAGGCAGGTCGATCCGGCGCGAGCGCTCGTAACGGGTCGTGGTCTTGCCGTCCACCGCCTCGAGCAGCACCTGCTGGTAGACACCGCCGTCGGTGGCAACGTCCACGGCGTACTCGATCCGGTAGCCGTTGATGTTGCCCTCGCTGTCCTGTTGCTGCAGAGCCGGCCAGGCAAAGCGCAGGCGCACGGCGGAGAGCTGGGTGTTGCTGACCGAGCGGACCCAGGCCGCGGTGCTGCGCAGCTCCACGTTGATGGTGGTCTCGTTCTCTACCGACGGCAGGCCAGGGATGTAGGACTGCTCGACGGTACCCGGGCGCCACTCCCAGGAGACACCGGTGAAATTGCTATTGCCCTGGGCATCGGCCAGCGGGGTGTTGTCGAGATAGATGGTCTGCGCCGTGGGCGCGCCAGCGAATTCCCCTTCGCCCACGGCGATGAGCATCTTGGCCTTGGCAATGCTGCGCAGGCTGTCGACGGCCTCGCTGGGCTCCTTGGGCTTGCTGCTGCCGCCCTTGCGGCCGGTGAGTTCGGGAGGCAATGCGGCGGTCATGCGTTACTCCTGGGCATGAAAAAGCCCGCACAGGGCGGGCTCGGGTGTTCAGGGGTGGATCAGGTGGCGTCTTCGGCATAAATGCCGGCGCTGATGATGGCGCCGCCCCAGCGCCGGCGGCCGTAGCAGATCGGGACAGGGTTACCGCTGGCGGTGGTGTTCTTGGCGCTGCCGAAGGCGTAGCTGGGCTGGTTCTCGGGCGCGGCGCTGGTCTTCAGGCCCTTGGCCTGGGGGCTGAGCATCTGAATGACGCCGCCGGCTACGAGGCCAATACCCGCCGATACCATTGCGCTACCGATAGGTGCAGCAAGACCCCCGGACAGCCCCGATACGAACAAGCCAGCGACGATCAAAACCGCCCCAACAACTGTCTGGAGCACACCTGCTCGCTTGCTACCTCGCAGCACCGGTACGATCCGAATCTCCCGGGTACCGCACAACTCGAACCGATCAGCTCCGACATTCTCACGATTGCGGAAGACCGCATAGACCAATCCGCGGCGTTCCAGTGCGACGATGGCTTCGCGGAAGCCATCCAGGGTGTTGCGCAGGGCACTGAAGGCCTCCTCAGCAGTTCCCCGATCGAGGAAATAGCGATGAGTGCGGCCGAACAAACGCGCCAGCGGGCCAGATAGCTTGATGGTGGTGGCCGGGGTGTAGTGCGCTGCAGATGCCATGGTTTCTCCAGGTATGAAAAAGCCGCCCGGAGGCGGCTGATTACAAGCAATTTTGGGCGGCTGTTATCCACCCGCCGGTTCCGGGTATCCATTGGGCTGGCAAGCGCACAGCGACACGAGTTCCCTCGGGCGTTTGATCCGCGGTTGCCATGGCAACGACCCCGTTGTAGGTGGCAGATGCAACAATCCGAACACCTGTCTCGGTCTCGACTGAAGTTGTTCCAGGATTAAAGTCCTGCCACTTCGGTGCCAGGCACCGCGAATACTGGACCGGCGATTTCTTGCTGACCCCGACAAATGCAGGTTCCTTTTCTGAAAGCCCAGAAGTTGTACACCCCGCCAGCACTAGCACCCCAAGGCCTACCGCGATCCAACGCATAGCCAAACTCCGCATTCTGAAAGTCTTAAATCTAGCACTCATCACGGCTTACTTGATGCGTGTCAGGCGCAGGCTGAGGTCCGAAGGAATCAAGATTCGATAGATCACGTCTGCGCCTGGTTTGAGATTGGTCTCTTGGGAGGTAGCCACGTTCGGACATGCGCCGCCACCAGTCTCAAGCCTGAAGACGTGCTCGCCAGGATCGACAAAAACCGACATGCCCTCCCCCTGCCGCACCGAGAAGGCCTTCGTGCCGTCGACATAGATGTCATGGGTACATGCCGACCCAAGGAAGCCGGAATCGCGAAGGAAGGACACCTCAGCTTGGTCGGAGCTCTTACGCTTCAGCAGCGCCTGGTCGTATTGACGACTATCTGGAACCGCGCCAGCGGTGAGCTTCGTGACTGGATCAGTCGAGCACCCGGTCAGAACCAATAATCCGAGCACAACAGTAAGCGTGCGCATTGCAACCTCCTTGTTAGAAAGGGCATCACTCTACCACCGGCGCGTCGCGGTGACGCAGGATCAGCCGTGCTCGCTCGTGCCAGTTGCCACCGTAGACGATGACCTCAGATGGCCGTCCGTGCAGGTGGTGCAGCATGAACGGCCCCGGACCGAAGACCAGGGCCTGCTCACCCGGCAGTGAGGGATCGGTCCCGAGGTAGATGCCTGCGTGGTTGGGATGAGCCGTGCGCCCGATCTGCAGCACGATCATGTCGCCGCGCTGCGGCCGGTCCACCGGGTAGAAGCCCGCGGCCTCGTAGTGCTGCTCGTAGAGGCTGGCGTTCTCCGCCTGCTCCCACCAGCCATCGGCGCGGCTGTAGGCCGGAAACTCCAGCTCCCACTCCCGCCGGTACCAGTCGGCGCACATCGCCCAGCAGTCCTGGACGCCGTGAACGAAAGCCCGGCCCAGCAGCGGCACGTCTGCTTCCGGCACCAGGGTTCGCAGATCGCCCTCCGGCCAGCTCAGGATGTACCAGGTCAGGCCAGAGGCGTTGCACATGGCGACATCCGCCGGCGAGGGCCTGCTGCTGGCGTCCGGATGGCTGTGCACCACAGCGAGGATCTCGCCCTGATCCTCGGCAGCAGCGTAGGCTTCCGGCGCGATGCGGAACTCCTCGTCTGGGTCGGCCGCGGTGTTCTCGCACGGCAGGTACCGCTGGCGGCGCCCGTCCTTGATGACCAACCCGCAGCACTCGCGCGGGTAGACCTCGGCAGCGTGCGCCTGCACGGCAGCCAGGATGTACTTCAGCATGATCAGCTCCTGGCGATCAGGGAGACGGCCGGAAAGCCGCCGTGGGGTAGCTCGTTGCCTTCGCCGAAGCGCGGCACACATCCTGTCCCGAGCGTGCCATCGCAGACGTCCCGAGCCGGGTCGTCAGTCGGCTTGCCGTCTTCGTCTCGATAAGGCCCGGTGTAGCCGCAGTTCGGCCCACGGTAGCCGCCGGTCATGGCCCAGTGGCAGAAGGTCGTGCACTGCCGGCCCACGGCCTCGCCGGTGAGGTCGCCTGGCGATGCCAGCTCCCAGGCCACCGCCTCGCCGTCCTCGCTGGTCTTCTGGTCCATATACCAGACCTCGACGACCTCCTGGGTAGGGTCGGCAGTCGGGTTACCGGCGGGGAAGTTGCGCGCGTCCAGGTACTCGACCAGCGTTTCCCGCAGCACCAGGCGGAACTGAAGCAGGTCCTCGAAGGCCAGGCACAGCGCGGTGATCCGCCCCGAGACGTTGCCCGCCGAGAACGTTGGCCGCGGTGCCGTCCCATCGCTGGTCGCCTCGATGCCCTCCAGCTGGACAGGCCAAGCCGCGTACTCGACGCCCTTCCACCAGATCGACTTGGCCGGCAGCTGATCCGCGCCGGCGCCCGCCGCTGCAATCTCCTCGGGGGTATGCGGGATGGCATGGCCGTGGAAATACAGCACGTCCGCACCGAAGTCGCTGCCGTCCAGCTCGAACAGCCGGATCTCGGCGCCAGGCTCGAGCTGCTGATATCGGGTCTGCAAACTCATGGGTGGAACGCCTGCTCGAAAGTTGCCGTGAGGGTATATACCGCGCCGCCGACCGGAGAGATGGACACCTCCTTGGCTCGGTAGAAGCCGATGCTTCCCAGCGGCGGCGTCCAGAGGAACGAGCGGTAGCCTGCGTGTCGATCCAGGAAATCCCTGATCTCGATGATGGTTTCGCGACGCCCCTTGAACGTCAGTGGCCAGGACTGTGAGCGGTTGTTGGGGCCGTCGCCGACCACCTGGGCGTAGCCATCACCGAACTGGGAGGTCCGGGTGCGGTGGTCGATCTGCCCCTGGGCGCCGCCTAATGGGCGCCAGGTGAAGGTTTCAGCGGCCACGGATAGCCCTCCATATAGATCTGCCGTCTTGTAGCTCCTGCTGGACAATGCGAAGAGCCCCATCACTGATCATTTTCGCGAGCTGCTTGCCCGCGTCGCCCGCTCCGTTGGCGTCAGTTGTAGTGGTGGCGTTGCCATTCGCATCGATGTGCACCTCCGTGGTGATCTGGATCGACGGCGCTGCCATCGCAGCGCTAGCGCCCGGGTTTCCCAGAGGGGTGATGGAGCCGCCCTGCCCGCCCATCATCAGGTAGCTCTTGCCACCCTGGCTCAGCAGCTCCGGGCCGCGCTCGTTGACCTGGTACAGGGAGCCCGCCGACACGGGGCCGCCAGTGGCGCGCTGCCCCGCTACCCAGGTACTGAAGTCGGTACCGGTGTACCCCGCCTGAGTGGCACCCGCTGACGAACTGGCGCCGCCACCGAAATAAGACGACGCCACCGATCCCGCGATGCTTAGCAGGCCCGAAAGCGCCTGACTGCTGGCAGACCGCACTGCAATCCTCGCCAAGTCGGCCAGGACGGACTGCGCGAACCCCGAGAAGGACAGCTTTCCGGTAGTGGCGAAACTCACTACCGCGTCTTCCATAGAGCTGAAGGCGCTGGTGAACAGCGTCTTCGTCTGGCCAGCGATATCACGCGCTGAATCCCGGTAGTTGTCGAAGGCCGCGGTCATGCCGCTGCGCCAATTGCCCTGGGCCTCTGTCATATCGTCGTAGTTGGCCACCACAGTGGCGCGCAGGTCGTTCTCCGTGGCCTTCAGGGCATCCAGCTTGCGCTGGTACTCCTCGATGCTCATCCCGCGCGAGCCGTCGCCGTACTGGTTGGCCAGCTCCAGCCGACTGCTGTTGATGCGGTCGGTGATGGCGTTCTGGCTGTCGTACAGCGAGCGCTGCCGGTCGCCCATGCCGAGGGTGGCGGCAGAGCGCTGGCCCTGGTCCCGCAGCGTGCGAACCTGCTGCTGGAGGGCGTCGGTGTAGGTCCGGACCGACTCTTCCTGCTTCTTCAGCCGGCCTTGCTCATTCAGCGCCAGGACCGAGAGCTCGGTATCGGCGTCCCTCTGCGCCTTGACCATGCTGGCCCGGGCGTCAGCGATCTTCTGGTCGAGCTGGATCCGCTGCTCGGCGCTGGTGGTGCTGCGGGCCTTCGCCTGCTCCAGCGCATCGATCTCGCCCTGGTAGGCGGCGGTCACCTGTTCCTTCTCGGCGTTGATCAGCACCACGCGCTGGCGATAGTAGGCCTCCTGCGTGATCAGCCCGGCCTTCTGCTGGGCCTCCAGCTCCTTCTGGCTGTTGGCATAGCTGGAAACCAGGGCTTTCCGAGCGTTCTGCTCGTCGTTGAGGTCCGTCAGGTCGACGGCGCTGCGGCGCGTGCGAGTGCGGGTCTTCGGGTCCTTGTACTTGTCGTCGATGTTGGCCAGGACCTTGTCGACGTTGGCCTGTTTGACGAGATCCGAATCAGGGTTCGCCTGCCGGATCTCCTTGATCAGGCGGAGGTATTCCTCCTTCTTCTTGTTCCGCTTCTCTTCGTTGCTGAGCGTCTCATCGGTCAGCGCCTTTACCTTGGTCGCGGCCTCGATAGCGTCTGCGTTCTGCTTGCGCCGATCGCCTTGCTCCTTGGAGCGCTGCTGCTCAGTTGCCAGCTGCGCCTTCAGAGCCTCCAGCTGCCGCTCGTAGTCGGTGTTGTCGTATCCACCCAGCTTCGCGCGCTTTTCGATGAAGCTGGACAGCTTGTCGATCCGGGTCTGGAGAGTCTCCTCCCGGCCGATCCCGAGCATGGCGTCCCAGGCACCCTTGGCAGCAGAGGCTAGGGAGTTCCAGCCGCGTTGCAGCGAACCCAGGCTCTCCTGGACCCGACTTGCCATCTGATCCTGGGCATCCGCGAGGGCGGTCTGTGCCAGCGCCGCGGCCTGCTCACGCTCACCCTGGGCCTCCAGCGCGGTGATCTGCTCATAGACCGCGGCGGTCAGGTAGCCGTACTGATCATTGAGCTTGCGCGATGCCTCCACTGGCTCCTTGCCCAGGGCGACATACTGCGCGACCACGTCCTCAATGGCGGTGCCGGTGGCCTTGGAGAACGACACGGCGGCGACGCCGATCTGCTCCATGTTCTCGGCGGCGATCTTGCCGCTCTGCGCCATCAGCACCAGGGCTGCGGCTGCCTGGCCGGTGGTACCGACCACGTTGGAGATGTGCTTGGCAGTCTCCGCCAGCTGGTCTGCGGTGGTACCCGCGGCGTTTCCGGAGAGGATCAGAGCTTTCTGGTAGTTCTCGGCCTCCTGGCTTCCCTGGTAGTACGCCAGGGTGAGCACGGCGGCCGCGGCTGCGGCGACCGTGAATGGGTTGACCAGACCCATGACATAGCCGCCCAGCGCGCTCGCCGCCGGCCCGATGCCACCGAACATATCCTTCAGCTGCCCGCCTTGCTGCAGCAGCACAGTCAGCGGCGCCTGGCCGGCCTGGAGGCTGACCACAATGTCGGTGAACTGGGCTGGCACGTTGCGCAGCGCCGCAGCCGTCTGCTTGGCGGTGTTGCCGGTTCGCGTGAGGCCCGAGTCAAAGTCGGTCAGGCCCGTGCGCGTCTGCTGCAGCTGTCCGTTGAAGCGCTCGAACGTCTCGGCATCGATCAGCCCTTTCGCCTTGAAACTCTGCAGCTTGCGCTGCTGGGCGTCCAGACGATCCAGGGCAGCGATGGTCGGATCGATCTGGCCCAGGAGCTGGGCAAGCTGCTCCTTCTGCGACTTCAGTGGTGGGATGGTCTTCGGCGCCGTGACGGCCAGTGCCTGCAGCTGCGCTGTCATCTCCCGCAGCGAGGCCGCGGCGGCCCGGAACTCGGCAGACGAACGATCCACGGCAGAGCCGAGGTTCGTCATCGACTGCACCGACTGCTGCTGCCGGCTATTCAGCAGCTCCAGCTGTTCTACGGTCTGCCGCGACGACAGGGCCATGTCGCTCATGCTCTCAGCGACATAGGTTTGCTTGAGACCCAGGGACTGGAGCTCATGGTTGACCGTCACTGCGGCCTTGGCGATCTGAGCCAGGGACGTGGCCGACTCGCGCTGCCGCTGCGCCATGTCAGACAGGGAGCGCGTCGCCTCGCGGGACTTCAGGTTGAGCGCGGCGAGTTCGGCATTGGTGCGGGTGCCGGCCTGCACCAGGCGGTCGAGATCAGCGGCGGCGGTGTCGACGCTTTCCGATTCGACCCGAATGCCTAGTTGGGCGATGTTCGTCATTCTGGTTTCTGCTCCGCCATCACTGCCAGCGCCTCGGCCTCCATGATGCGAACGTCATGGAACACCTCGTCGCGATCCTTCTTGGGCACGCCTACCAGGCGCATCACGGCGGGAAGCGCGGCATAGTCGAGGCCGCTGGCGCCGGCCATACCGGTGCGCCATTGGGTCGACATCGCCTCGAACACGTTGAAGGCCTGCCAGTTGTGCTGCCAGACCTCCACGTCGTCCTCTTCGAACATCGCTGCCGATAGGCCAAAGGCCGAGAGTGCTGCGTCGGGCGGCGCGCCACCGTAGAGCGCGCGCGCCGCCTCCCTCAGTTTCCCGACTTGGCCGGCCGATAGGCCTGGTGGTAGGCGCTGAGCACCGCGGCGGGAGCATTGACCGAGGTCAGCGCCAGAGCGCGGATGGAGTCCTCGTTGAACTCGTCGTCGAAGCCCCAGCCCACCACAACCTGCTGGATCTGGCCGACCTGCATGTCGACCTCCAGCTGGGTGGCCTCCTCGACCGACTTGCCCTGAGCAACTTCCATCAACTCCTTCTCCTGCTGGTTCCAGCCGTCGATGACCTTGGCCAGCTCGACGCGGTCCAGGAAGCGGAAGGTGAACGGGACCACCATGACGTCACCACCCACGCGGGGCAGCGACACGTCAGCCTTGAAGGTCGGGGCCTGCTGAATCGAGAATTTCTTCGCCATGATCAGCCTCAGGCAGCAGCGGTGGAGTAGCGGGTGGGCTCGGCCTGCAGGGCCAGGCCAACGGTGCGCGTCAGGATCTGGCTACGCGCGACCACCGGCTGCTTGGAGTAGGAAATGAACGCACCGTAGAACAGCGCGTCATTGCCAGGCAGGTTCAGGCGCGCGGCTTCGACCTGCTGGTTCGCATCGGCAGCTTTCAGGACGGGCACGCAGGCCTGGACCGGGTCGTCCGCGATGGTCAGGGTCATGCTCGCCGCAGATTTGTCGGTCGGCAGTTGCCGGCCCTGGGTGTCCTCGAGGAAGACGACGTCGGTGTATTGCTGTTCGCCGCCGGCGAAGGCCACCTCGGTGATCTGCGGGATGACCACCCATGCGGTGATCTTCTTCATGGATCCCACGCCGCCGCCAGCCGGGAAGCCGGTCGGGTTGGTGGTGTCGATACCTTCCAGCGTGACCGCGGTGGAGTTCACAGCCTTGACGCGCGCCACGCGCCCATTCAGCTGGGTCCAGCCGGAGGTGAGCAGGACGATGTCGCCGGTGGCGATCGCAGCCCCGGAACCGATGGTAGCAATGGCCTCGCTGGCATTGCTGATGGCGCTGATGGCGACGGCGGGGCCGTAGGTGGACGCCATCTGGAAGGTGGCGCCGTTGGGGAGCTTGTAGCCCATGGTCTATTCCTCGTGCAGAAATGAAGAAACCCGCACGGGGCGGGTCTCGGGTTTGCCCAACGGGCGAATCAGTTGGTGTCGGCGCGATAGCTGAAGCTGGCCGGCAAGGTGAAGGTGTTGGCCTCGGGGACCTCAGGGCCCTGGCTGACCGGGGACATGATCACCACGGTGAAGGCGTCCCTGGTCAGGCGGTCATACAGCGGGAACAGGTCCGCCAGCTCGCCGACGATGTCCTCGGCCTGGCCAGGCCCTTCACCGGTCGGCACCACCACGCTGACCTGGAACAAGCCCTGGTACCGGCGATGATCGCCAGCCAGAGTGTCGCTACCGGTCGGAGCCGGCAGCAGGTAGGCGCGCAGATAGATCCCGCTCTCGGGCGGGGTGAAGTCCTGGTTCTGGTAGGCCACTGGGTAGCCCTCGGCAATGGCCCAGGCCGATAGCCGCGACTCGAAAAGCTGGCGAATGCGCTTCTGGCTCATACCTGGTGCGCCTCCGCGGCCTCTTTGACCATCTGCTGGAATTGCTCGATGGTGATCCGGACCATGCCATGGGGCGCTTTCTGGCTATGGCCATACTCCAGCGGGATGCCGTAGACCAGGGTATTGACCAGGTAAGCCACCTGCCCGGGCTCCAGGGCATTGGCAGCGGCCACCAGGCGCGCGATGGTGTCGTCGCCCTCCTTGTCGGTAGCGATTAGGCTGCTGTTCGCCGGGGCGCCAATGGTCAGCTGCCAGTTCGCCTTGAACCGGCCGGTATCTACCGGGCTGAGGTTGATCAGCGACTCGCCGATCTGGATGACGACGTCGCGCAGGGTCTGCTCAATGGCGGCCAGCGCCTGCAGCTGGAACTCTTCCAGCTGAGCCACGAAGTCGCCCTCCAGGCCACCGTAGCGCGCTGTCATGTGGTGCGTCTTGGCCATGGCCTACGCCCTCCCCTGGACCTCGTAGCCGCAGGCGACACCCGCGTAGTTCCAGGGCTCGACGCTGATGACCTTCAGCACCTTGCCGTCGAACCGGATCTGGTCGCCGGTGACTGGCTCCGGCAGATCGGTACCGTCGGCCTGCACCGGCGAGACCAGCAACTTGACGTCGCCCTGGCGGATGAGCGTGCCGTCGATGTCGGTCTGCTTGTAGCTCTCGCGCAGGCCCGAGCCGGTGAAGGCCTGAGGCGAGGTTGTGACGGTGCTGGTTGCAGGGTCGTAGGCCTTCTGGCCTGGCTTGGTCAGGATGAGATTCAGGCCCTTCCCGCCTTTAGAGCGCGGAGCCAGCATGCGGATGGCCAGGGCCCGGCCGCGGTCGTGGATATCGGTCATCACCAGGTCACTCGATACGAGACCGTGCACCGGCAGTTCGCCAGGTCGGCCCAGGAGGCCCCCAGCGTCTTGTCGCCGGGGTAGTTGAGCCGCGCGCCGGTTGGCGACTGGAACGGCTGGTTGAAGCCCACGCGGACACCACCGAGGGTGACGTGGGCATGGCGGACCCGCAGGTCGCCCTTGTTGCGCCAGATTTTCTCCACCGACCGCGGCTTGACCGGGCCTTCGAGCACCTGGCCGTGCAGGCGGTTGAAGCCGGCGTTCAGTGCCTCATGCGCCTGGGCCTTGCCCACCAGCAGCGCGTGCCTGTCGACCTTGGCCGCGGCGTAGGCAGTGGTGATCCGCTGGGCATCGGTGACCGTCACCGGCCTGCCCTGCTCGATGGCGCGCTCGACGATCCCATCCAGGCGCCGGTCGCGGTCGGCCTTGGCCAGGTACTGCCGCATACGCTCGGCGACGCCGCTGCGCAGCTGCTCGCGCGTACTGGCGATGGCCTGGGCCTCAGGGGCAGACAACCCCAGCACACCGCCCTGGCGGCGCCCGGTGCGCTCATTGCGGCGGCCGACGACGTCCAGCGCGATCTGGCGCGGCGTGCGTCCGGCGGCGCGGCCGGCGGCGGTCGTGACGCGGATGGACTCGGCCTGCTCCCGGGCGATGGTGCCGGTCAGGTCGGCAGCGTTCTGGTTGAGCCAGCGCTGTGCGGCCTCGGCGTGCTGGTCGAACTGCACCTTCCGCCCGCCCGGCATCTTGATGACCACAAGGGTCCCGCCCTTGATGTAGGCGGCGCGGACGGCCTCCAGCAGCGCGGCGAAGGCGCCAAGGGACAGCAGGGTCACCAGACCAGCGTCGTCCTGTTGGGCGATCAGCTGTTCCACCTCGGTGATGACGGCGGCGTCGACCGTGGCGCGGATCTGCTCCAGGTAAGCCCGCTGCAGCGCCGGGGTCATGCCGTCGATGGCGGCGAGGATCTCGGCCTCGGTCACACGACCACCACAGCGGGCAGTTCGAACCGGGCGACCAGCACCGGCGCGATGATTTCGTCGATCAGGGTGATTACCGGCCGGGTCGGCGCGGCGCCCGGGGCGCTGGCATCCGGTACCGCATAGGTCGTTTCCAGCGGGCCGACCTTCTCGCTCTTGACCAGGCTGGTGGCAACGAAGTCGGGGCTCAGGCTGCCCGGGTTCACCAGCTCGCGCAGGGCGGCCTCGTAGGTGGCCTGCTCGACCTCGGCGGGCACCTCGTCGGCGGCGATGGGGTTGCCGCTGTAGTCCTGGGCGCCGATGCGTGGCCACTCCCGGGCCTGGGCGCGGCCCAGGGCTTTCTCGCCGGGGAACATCGATACCCAGCGGCCAGAGCGGTAGCGCTTCCGGTACCGGCCGTCGATGTAGACCGAGGCGCGCAGCAGCGCGGCCTGTTTGCTGGCCTCGTCACCTGCCCAGCCGGTGCTGGCGCGGGCGGCGTGGTAGGCGTCGGCGCCCAGCAGGGAGCCGTAAAAGTCAGACGCCACGATAGACCCCCACTTGACGACCTACCCCGCAAAAGCCGCAGCCTGCGATGGTGAGGATCCAGCACGCCCCGGCTTTCTCGAAGCACAGCGGGCCGATTCTGAGCCGATAGGGTTTGAAGTTCATGCTGAGTCCTCGAATAGGTGGGCGGCGAACCGCCCGGGGTGTTACTCGGCGGCTTCCAGTTTGGCTTTCAGCTCGTCCAGGCTCGCGGTCTCGTCGAACTCGACGTCCTTGGCCTTCAGGGCCTCGATGACGTCGGTGCGCGACTTGGCGACTTCGGCTTCGGCCAGGGCCTTGCGCAGCTTCTCCAGCCCGGTGTTCGGGTGCATCTGGATGCCGAGCAGGTCCAGCTTGCCGCGCAGGTCGCGCTTCTGCTGTTCCTCCTCGGTCTCGCTGGCGCCCTGGTTCGGGCTCGAGGACGAAGGCTGGCCGCCCGCGCTGGCCGCCACGACCAGCACACCGTGCTGGACGTAGTGCTTCAGGTTCGCGCGGTCCTTGAAGTCGTCCCAGTTGTCCACCGGCGCGGTCTGCTTCGGTGGGATGACAGTGCCGTCGGGCAGGCCAATCGGCGTGCCGCTGGTGTTGGTTATGTCGGGCATGGGACCTCCTTACAGGCCGTCGGCGTAGCGGACTTGCAGCGGCTGGCGGACATCCACACCGCCGAGGCGGAAGATGCCGGGGATTTCCCAGCGTATTGGACCGGCCTGGAATACCGGCAGGAAGCGGTGTGGCATCGGCAGGTGCAGCTTCACCACCGACGGATCGCGGCGGTAGGACACCATGCGGCGAGTACCGCCAGCGCCTGCCTTCTCCAGCCCGCGGAGACCGCGGATGGTCAACGGCTGGCCGGTCTGCGCGGTGTAGACGTTGTTGCGCAGCAGCCAGCTGAGGATCGTCTCGGTGGACAGATCGCTCACCATCCGGTTGGCCAGCAGGTTCCAGGCGTCCATGGGCAGCAGCAGGGTGTCTGCCAGGGCGGTGTACAGCGTGCCCTGAGCCTGGCCTGCCAGCTGGTTGTTCACGTCGGCAAGGATCTTGTCCGGCGTGGCAGTTGCCCAGCTACCGTTGGTAACCGAACCGGCGGTGACGTTCGGCGCATTCACCAGGCCGGAGAAGCCCTTCGAACTGTCACCGTAGAGCGCGACACGGTCGACCATCTCCTCGTAGGCCCGGCGCGCGGCCTTGGCATCCTCGGCGTCGAGGTTGTAGCCGAGCATGGCGGCCTGGCTGATCTCTTCAAGACCGTAGCCGTAGCCGATACCGGCGGTGTGGATCTGGGTCTCGAACTTGGTCAGCTCGGTACCGGCGCGCGGGATGTCGTCCGCGTTGCCGTTGATCCAGTCCGCCTTACCGTACTTGTCCGAGGAGAAGTAGGTGACGGTCTTGGCCCAGGGGCTGGCGGAAGTATCGACCGGCACCAGGCCGGGATACTGGATGTCGGGATAGACGATCTCGTTGACCTGGCGCTCGATGTGCGTGGTCTGGGAGATCACGAAACCCAGGGCGGCCTGGGCGTCCAGAAGCTTGAAGGGGGCGCGCATGTCGGCTCCTTACTTGAGGAAGATGTTGGCGACGGCGCCGGCCGCGGCGCTGGTGTCCCAGCGAGCGTTCGGAATCGTGATGCCACCGGTGTTGCTGAAGGTGCCGTCGGCGGTGACCGTTACCGGGTCGCTCGCCTTGACCGCCACGGCGGCGGTAACGCTGATCGGGCCGTTGAGCAGGATGCGCGCGGACTCGAACTGGACGAAGCCGTTGGGGCCGCTGGCGGAGCGGTCCAGGACCGACACGCCCACGAACTTGGCCGCGGTATCGCCAGTGGCGAAGACGCGGACGGCCTTGTCGGCGGTGCCCTGGAACACAGGCAGGCCGAAGCCCAGGCCGGCAGCCGACTCGACAGTGCGAGACACGACATCGGCGTGGGTCATGTCCGGGATGTGGCCCGGTACGCTGGCGCGGATGTTCTCGGAATAGCTGGTCTGAATGGACGGCATTACTTGGCACCTCCTTTCCAGGCATCACCCAGGCGCGCCTCGTATGCGTCCTGGCCGTTGTCATTGGGGTTCTGGAACTGGCCGTCCTGCGTCCGCAGGTGCTGGCGCACCGGATCGCTGGAGTCCTCGACCAGGATGTCGAAGCGAGCGGTGATGTAGTCGGCGCTCTTGCCGGCCACCGCGGCGTCGCCCAGCTTGGCCACCACGGCGGCCTTGCGGATCTCGTCGTCGCTCTTGCCGCTGTAGTCGGCGTCGGCGATGGACTTGGCCTTGCCGATCAGGTCGCCGCGCGCCAGGACGCGAGCATCGATCTGGGCGTCGGAGAGCAGTTGCCCCTTCAGCTTCTCGATCTCGTTGTCCTTGGTTGCCAGCTCGCGATCCTTGCCGGCGATGGCCGCGGTGTGAGCATCGGTCAGCGTCTTGACGTTGGCGCCTGCGTCGGCCAGCTGCTTGGTCAGCTTCTCGATCGCCTGGGCGCCTTGGTCAGTGGTTTGCACAGACAGGCCATCGACGATGACCGTGCGCAGAGAATCAGCCATGGGATGGCCTCCGTTGTCGTTGGGGTGCGCAGGGGTATTCGCACCGGGGCTGCGCTGGTCCCCGATCCGTAGTTGCTCGCCACCTCGCGCCCGATCAACAAGCGCCAGGTGATTCATCCGCATGCTTTCCACGCGGGCGTCGTAGGGTTCGCCTTCAGGAGTGACGCCATCCTCGAAGACGACGATGGCTTCCAGCCCCATGGATAGCTCGCGGCGGCCGCCCTCGACATCGCGGATAGCCGCCGCATCCATCACCACCATCGGGACGCGGACGAACTCGCCGTCGCGCAGCACCTCGGCACCGGTCTGGCCCACAGCCAGCTCTTTCCAGTTGGCGGCGTTCACATCGCCGTGGTGGCCGTTAGTCATGGGCCGGTAGGCGTAGGAGCGCATGGCGTCCTCAGCGAATACGGCCTCGGGCGGGCGGTACAGCCGGACGATGGGCATCTCAGGCTTGCCGACCTCGGTGCCGAGGTAGTCCTGGATGCCGGTGCGCGCTACCCGGGCCTCGGCCACGAGGTAGCCGTCAGTGGTTCGGCGGACAGCCGAAACCGACACGGAGTCGTGCAGGAGCATGGTGTTTTTCCTTGGGAGGGGCGCTGCGGTTAGAACGTGGTGGGTTGCGCCACGCCGCGGGTCAGCGCCATGAGGCCGGTCTGCAGGTCGGTAGCGCCGATGCTGACCCAGCGCTGGTCGAGGCCCTCGGTCGCGCGCAGCTGCTCGACCAGGGCGCCCAGCTCGACGCCCTTGGCCTTGATCTCGTTCATGAGCGCGGCCTCCTGCTCGTTGAGCTGGCGGTAGCCGGTGATTTTCGGTTGGGTGAAGGTTTCCATATCAGGCCTCCTGAGCCTTGGCGTTCCAGGTTTCGTCGAGCGGCTCGAATATCTCGGGGCCCAGCTCGATGCGGCCGCGGTACGGCTCGACCTTGGCCAGGTCCACCTCGCCGGGCTGGTAGGTGATGGTGATGTGGGGCTGGTAGTCCTCGAAGTCCCAGGACGCGCCAGCCTCGCGGATCGCCATGTGGCGCCAGGCCAGTTCGGAGCTGTTGAACAGCAGCACCACTGCGCCCCCGTCGCCCAGGGGCTCGACCAGACGCGCGCCACCTGGTGGAACGGTCATCGACCCATCCGGGCCGTCGTTCCAGGCCGTGCCCACCTTCATCCAGTCCACCGCCTGCTTGCTGTAGGCGATCGTGACGTGGAGCTGGTCTGCCGGGACCGTGACCTCGAAGCCTTGCGCCTTGGCCCAAGCCAGCAGCTCGGCGGTGTTGACCACCTTTCGCTGGACGTAAAGTGGGCGGGGCGCGGCGTCCTGCAGTTGGGTGCCACCTGGTGGCGACTGATTGTCATCGTCCGACCCCTCGCCGCCCTCCTCGTCTGGCAGCTCTTCGCCGTACTTCTCCATGGCCGCCTCCAGGCCGGGCAGGACGCTGTTCTCCACAAGGGCATTCTCGGCAGCCCGCGATAGCGCAACCTCAGGGAACAGCGCGGTGTCCTTGATGACCTTGATGGTGTCGGCGACGGTCTTGCCGATGGTGGCGCGCTCCGTTGCCGTGGGCTGCCAGAGGCTGTTCCAGACGTAGTGGATCTCAGGGGGCCGGCTGCCCAACGCCGAGCGAATCAGGCACTCATCGAGCACCGACATGGCGGGCCGCACGCTCAGCTCCTGCCCGGACTGGATCCGGTCGTAGTAGTTGCGCAGGTCCGACTCCCCACTGGCGTTAAGCCCAGCCGGGGACTGGCCGAGGAATCGAGTGGCGGGGATGTCCGCAGCGCCGGTCACGTTCTGGAGGAAGCGGTCGATGATGTCCGGCAGCGTGCTGAAGTTGGCCGTCTTGTTCTGGTAGTCCTCACCGGCATCCAGCATGAGCGTGCCATTGATCCCCTTCTGCATGGCCGCGAGCCGCAGGCGATCCATCAGCAGTTTCTCCCAGGTCTTGTCCTCAAGGTTCTGCATCAGATCAGGGATCTTGATGACGTCGACCTTGGCCTCGAACACCAGGCTGGCCACGTTGGCCATCGTGCCGTCACTCTGCTTAACGGCTTCCATGACCGAGGTCAGGACCGAATCGCTCCAGCCATGGGCCTCGCCCTCGACCAGCTCGGGATCGGCGTGCTCGGCGCCGTGGAAGATGACCAGCCGCGAAGGATGGATTTCGACATTGGAGCCGGCCAGCCGGTAGGCCTTGGGCATCCCATAGCGAGGCGACTGAACGTCTCGCTCGATCTCGGTCGGGCTCAGGTGACGCCGGCTCATGACCGTCAGGTACTTCACGCCACCCTTGCCGATGCGATCGGGCCGCAGCTCGCTCGCTGTGTCGCGCTCGCCGGTGCCGATGAACACGGCAGCACCACCGAACAGGCGGCCTCGGATCATGGCGGTGTGGACCCTGGCGACCAGCGCCAGGCGCTTCTCCTCGGCCTCGATGGCCTGGATCTGCTCCTTGGAAGCCTGCCACCCACGCCAGCGCCGGCAGGCGTCGAGCGCGGGGATGTCGATGATCTTTCGCGGCAACCAGCTGCTGCGGTAGGCCGCGAGGAGCTGCTGGTCGGTCAGGGTCGACACCAGGTAGCCCGAATGGGACGCCTTGTCCCGCTCGGTGCCCAGGTTGGCCACGAGATTGACCAGCTTGTCGGAGAGGAACTGTTTGACACCCATTATGCGACGCCTGCGAGGGAGTACCTGGTGATCGGGTATTCCTTGTGAATGAAGTAGCCGCCGGCATCGGGCCGGTGGTCGTTGCCTTGCTTCTTGTCGGGCTCGCCGTTCTCGGCCCAGACCTGCTGCTCCAGGTCGTCGGCATAGGTCGGGCACTTGTCCGCGTTCACGCGATAGCGCCGCTCGCCCGTTGCGTTGCGGAACATGGCGTTCATGGCGTTGATGCGGTCCTTGACCGGGGGGTTAGCGCCTGGCGCTACCACGATGAACCCGGCCTGCTTGAGCAGGGAGATGTCCGTTTCGCTGGCCCGCACCGACTTGCGGGAATCGCCGCTGGCGTCCGGGTAGATCCGGATCAGCCGGGTATTGCGGTACTCGGTCCCGGTATAGAGCCAGTACCGCTCCTTGAGCTTCTGGATCATGTCCGGCGTGTCGTAGCCGTTGATGATCTCGTCGACCGCATGCGGCATGCCCAGGCGCTTGACGTGAACGATGGCCGACATCTTGCCGACGTTGAAGTCCATCCCCACGAAGAGCGGCTCCCCGGGCTGGATGGTCTCCTGGCTGCCGTTGAGCTTGCGATCGTAGGCGGTATAGATCGTGCCCGAGGTCAGGTTCACGAACTGGCCGTCGAGGTAGGCCATGATCAGCTGCTCGGGGTAGGACTCCATCAGCGAGGGGATGTAGTCGTCCGGCAGGTTGAGCTCATTGTCGAAGGTGCTGGCCTGCACCAGGCCGTACATGCCGGCCATCGCCGGCTTCTCGCGCAGCTGCTTGACGAACTGCTGGTAGACGAACTTGAAGCCCTCGGGGGTCGTGGTGACGTCCACCCCGTTCTTCAGGCCGTCCACCTTGTAGCGCATCCGCGCGATGATCTTGCGCCAGGCCTGCTGGGCCTTGGCTGCGGGCAACACGTCCAGCTCATCGACCAGGGCGTGGCCGACCTTGAAGCCGACGATGGTCTGGGGCTTCTCCATGGACCGGCAGATCGTGGTGCTGCGGTACCGGCCGCCGCTGTAGAACTCGACCTCCTTGTCGCTCTCCTTGGTCCGGACCTTGAGGCCCCAGTCGAAGGCGACCTCCTCGATGGTCGGGAAGAAGATGTCCCGGATTTGCGGATAGGTCGGGGCGAAGTAGCCGGAGTTGATCCGGGGCCACTCCCAGACGTGTTTGCACAGCGCGGCGCAGCCCACCCAGGTCTTGCCCGAGCCGAACCCCGCCACGAACCCTCGGAACTTGTTGGGCAGCTGCAGGAACTGCGCCTGGGGCACGTTAAGCGTCGGCATCGCGCACCCTCGCGTCTACCACCTCGACCTGCACGCGGGTCGGCGGCAGATCGTCGTGCGGCATCTCTGCCTTGGTCTGGCGGTTGACGTAGACGTCGCCTACTTCCTTGGCGGCCTGCTCCAGCAGCTGGGCAGTAAGCGCCAGGTTGCGCATCCCCTCGGCCTTCTCGGCCATGCGGCCCAGGGTGCGGAGACGGTGCGCGCGGTTGGCGATCGGGATGTCCGCGGTCTCCTCGCGGAAGCGCTGGCGGGTGTCGTCGAAGACGGTGCGCCACTTCTGGTGCAGGTTGCGCCCCTGGTACTTAGTGGGGTCATAGCACTGCACCTGCTGGCGGCTCACGTCGACGCCGAACTCCTCCTTGACAGAGGTCACCACCAGCGAGGGGGTATCGAAGCAGGCCAGCGCCTGAACGATGAAGGCTTTCACATCGTTGCTCAGGGCGGCCATAGGGGTACTTCCGTCAATGTGCTGTCAATCAGGCCGACTTGAGCAGACAGGTTCCGCAGGCCCTCGCAATGTTGATTTTCTCCACCTCAGGCCGGCTGCTCGCGGCTTCCACCAGGCGCTGCACGTCCGGGCTCGCGCCATAGCGACGCACCACGCCGACGAACTCCTCGACGTCGTGGCCGCGCAGCTTGAGCTTGGGCATGCCGTCCCGGGTGAAGGCTGGAGCACCGAAGCCATCCAGCTCCTGGGCGATGTGGTAGAGCTCATGCTCGACCAGGGCGCAGAACTCAGCGTCGCTGCATTCGGCGCAGTAGTCCGCGGCCAGGGTGATGAGGAAGTCCGGGATGCCGCCGAACCACTCCACCATCTGCTGCTCTGCCCTCGCCTTCTGCCAGCCGCCGGCGCGGAACGCCACCTGCTCGGCCTGGCCCAGCACTAGGCGGCCGCCCTTGATGAAGCCCGTCCTGGCCCAGAGGAAGCCGATATCTGCGTCGAGCAGGTGGATGTGATCCTCGTTGCGCAGCCGCCCACCCTCTCGAACGAAGGTGTCAAAGGCCCATTCGCGCAGCTCAGGCGACGGGACAATCTCAGGCCACTGCGCGGTGGGTGGCTGCGGACGGTTCATCACTACGCTCCTATCGAGGCAGGTCCTGCGCCTGGGCCTGGCCTGCTACTTCCACAGCCTTGGCCGCAGCCTCACTGGCCTGCTGCGCAGCGCCGGCGGCAACCTCAGCCGCCTTCCCGGTCTGGCTAGCGAGGGTTTCGAGCCGCTGATCCTTTTTGCCCAGCGCCTTGTCGTAGGCGTCACGTATCGCAGCGAGCTCCACGAGCATGATCCGGTGAGCGCTGTACATGGCCGCCTGGTAGCCGAAAATTCCACCACTCAGCACCAGCAGCGCGCCGAGCGCCCACAGTTCGTACCTTCGCCACCAGGCTTTAGCTCGCTTCAGGGTTTCGCCGTTCATAACCGGTCCTCTGCAAGGCCTGCCGTAGCTGCGAGACCTCGCTCGTCAATTGGCTGATCTGGGCTTCCTGCAGGTCGAGCTGCGACTTCATTGCCTTCATGGTCCCGGTGAGTTCGCCCACCGTTCGGTACATCTCGTTGCGCTCTTTCGTCACTGTCTCCAGTGTCGTCCGAAGGTCTTTGTTCTCTTCGGTCAAGCGCTCCAGCATGTCCTTCTCGGCGCGATCATTCGCGACGGAGGCGTTCGTGCTGGAGTAGAACTTGCGAAGCCAGGTAAGGCCCCAGGCGAGGCCGATACCGCCCGCGGTGAACCACCCGGTCGGGTTGCCGCCGCCCAGATCGGATGGGTCCATTTCGATGCTCCAGAAATGCGAAAGGCCCGCCGAGGCGAGCCTGATAAATAACGATGAAAGGCGAATCTGCCCTGTTGCCAAATAGGCCCAATGGGCCTAATATACATCACATGGGAAGCGCACAACGCGCGGCCCGACAGCCCCAAAGGGACGAACCAATGAGCCTCGAAATGACCCACGCCGAACTCGAAAAGATCCACTCCGAGATCGCCAAGCTGATGGCCGAAACCAGCAAGCTCAACGCTGAGACCAGCAAGCTGCGCGCAGACACGTTCTGGTACCCCATCGCAGTTGCTACCGGCCTGGTCAGTGCCGTGGCGGGCGTGACGGCGATAGTCATCAAGCTCTTCAACTGAATACCCAGGCCCCGCGAAAGCGGGGTCTCTCTTTGGGGTCCACCATGCAGCGCATCAAGCATTACCAGCCGCCTACCACCGAAGACCTGGCCCAGCTCAAGGCGCAACTGAAAGCTGCTGGCTTGAAGGCAACAGGCGATGAGCTTGCCGACTTGGCCGGCCTGTCGGATGGCAGGCAGTGGCGCAAGTACACCGGCGGCGCGCAGCCCCGAGAACTGAGCGCGCAAATGCTGTTCTTCATCGCTGCGAGGCTGACTCTGCCGGAGGAGCAGCTGGAAGCGGTCTACGCCAAGATGCGGGAGATCGGCGCCACTCTGGATTTCGAAGGCTGAAGCAAAAACCCCGGCACATCGGCCGGGGCGTTGCTTACTTTCTGAGGCAGCCTGGAAAACGCCGGTCCGCATCCGACACGTACTGCTTGCCATCCTTCCCCATGCACCAGGTGCTGCCGTACTGGCGGAAGCTGGTGAACTGGCTGCCTTCAACATCCATTCTCGCCGCGCGACGGAACTTGCGATGCCATTTGGCCTTGTCAGCCTTCTCGCTTTCGCAGGTCGTCATTCCGAAGATAGGTGTCTTTTTGCGGCTTCGGCTCATAGGGGCCACCCTGCGGCATCAGCACGCCGCTCCTGCATGGTCAGCTCGTGGAAGTAGCGGCGAGGGTTGCCGCACATGAAGCAAGAGCAGACCTTGCCGTGGTGAGCGAACATGCCGGCATGCCGGGCATCAGTCGGCCAGGACTCTTGCTGGCGCTGCTTTCGGTAGAATTTGGCCTTCACGCGTTGCGCGTGATGCCTTCTCTCGGATCGATCCATGGTCATCTCCAATGGCCAGATCCAAGAAAGCCCCGGGAGACGAATCTGCCGAGGCTTCTGATGGGGTGCTGCTTCACACGATGAATAAATCATGCCGCCAGCCGCACATTTGTGTCAAGCCGCACACTTCATCGCCCGAAGAAGGTTCGCGACGGGCGCCAGAGCCATCTTGTCCAAGTCGTTGCAGGCGGTGAAACAGGCCTGGACGAACTCCTCCCATTCCCGGTCCCAATTCCGGGCATCCAGCTCCACGCCGTAGGTGTAATCGAGAAAGGTGCGGAAGGCCTCAGGGGTAGGCAGCGGATCCGGCGCCGCGCTCTGCCCGCCCTGGTGCTGGCGCCGGTACCGGTAAAGCACGGCCATGGCAACGAACTCGGCTTTCGCATGCTTCTTGGCGTACATCTTGGGGCCGCGTAGATAGGCCAGCTGGAACACAGACCACTCCGCTACCTCGCGCCAGAGGACATTGCTTTCCGGGTGGTACAGGTGGTTGCCGAAGGCGAACAGGTCCGCTGGCAGGCGTTCCACCACACTGCGAACGTGGGCGCCAATGGTCTCGTTCACCAAGCCGGCCACGCCGCGCACACGCTCGGTGCCCTGGTAAGGGCCAACAAGCGCCAGCGACTCGCAGTGGCGGTTGGTGCCGTCCCCTGGGCGATAGTAGGCGTTGAACCACTCGTTTCGGGCTGAACTCAGGCGCATTAGGGATACCTCGGAAATCTAGATTGCGACTTGCGCGGCCACCTGGCGGCGCAGACAACTGCAGGCATCCTTGCCGGGTGAATCACAGGCGACGCTTTGCCTGGCGCTCGATTTGATCTTGGCGGTCACGGAGCAGCCGGCGAAGCTCCCGTGCCTCCTTCTCGCGCTTCAGCTGGAGCAGGCCGTGCCCGACGATCCCAACACCGACCAAGGGGACCAGGTACGACAGGAAGGTCAACATGCGGTCCGCCTCTGGCCGTAGATGGCCAACATCAGGTCTTCGGGATGAGGCAGCAGTAGCTCGAGGTGTTCAGCGCAGTAGCGATCGAGCAGGTCGAGGTACTCGGTCATCTGAGCCTGGGTGAACCCGCTCGTCTTTGCGCGGCCGATCTTGAACTCGCCCCCTGCGGGTCCTGGCATGGCCACCTTGCGGATCTCGCAGGGCCACAGCCGCGCTACCAGGATCTCGTGCCATTCCTCGGCGCTGGCGAACTGACCGAAGCTCTCGGCCAGGTGCATCTGGATCGCGTTGTTCCACATCCAAAGCAACCGATTCTGGGCATCGCTGCGCTGGCTACGGATCTCGGTGATGGCGATCTTCCTCGGTTTCGACAGGTCGAGGCCGGCGAGGAAGGACATCAGGCGCTCACGATCAGCAGGGGTGCGGATCACATGGTCAACCATCGCTACGGCCCTCTACATCACCCAGCCAGTCACCGAAGCTTCGAGCGGAGACCTCCCGACCGTGGTCGTCATGCCCACCACTTGACCGATGAATGATCGGGAGAAGGTCACGCTGAGCGAACTCTTTGAATTTTTCTCCGGGGATAAGATTGCGGCCCCACGCAAAGCCGAGCTGGTATCCGCGGACATAGGCCTCATCCAGGAGCTTCGCGAGATCGTCTTTGGTAAGCATGATCATGCCGCCACCTCCGTCATCAGCGGCACGATCCGCACCCGCACACACGGCGTCTCGGCGTAGCGTTTGCGCACGATGGCATCCACCACCTGGACGTCGTCCCGCCAGACCACGCCATTGAGGCCGTCGTAGATCGCCTTGATCACGTTGTCCATGTCGGGCTTCGTGGTCGGGAACACCTGGCCGGCGACCGCCTGGGCCTTCCACTTTTTCGACTTGGATTGAGGGATCGGCAGCAGGATCTGCAGCTCGACCATGACCGGGTGCGGGATCAGGTCCCGGCCGGCCATTGCGATCTGGGCCGCATGGGCGATCAGGCCCTCATAGGCCACCGTTTCCTTCGGCGTGAACATGCGGGCATGGGCGCCGACCTTGCCAATGCGCGGGCGCCCCTTGCCGATGGGCTTGCCTGGTACCACGAACTCCACTGCGGCGAACTCACGCATGGTTGTCTCTCCGGATGCCCATCTTGGCCAGCAGCATGGCGCGGGCTTGCTTGGGGTCGTTGGGAATGCCCTGGGCTTGCATCAGGTCCCGCGCCTGTTGGTGGCTGTGGGCGAACTGCACCTGCATCGGCGACTTGTGCTCGTGCTCGATGCCCAGCGGGATCGTGTCCTCAAGCGGCTTGCCCATGACGGCCCGGGCCCGGACGATCGAGTAGTTCCGCGCAAAGGTCTTGCGCAGGGTCTTGTTGTCCGGCCGCGCGGTGCGCAGGTCGTAGGTGCCGGTCTGCTTGGCGGCGACGCGGACAGCGTCGTGCTTGTACTCACCGCGCAGCGCCTGGTCCCAGGCCTCTTCCTCGGTGGGCAGGCCGGGCAAATGCAGGCACAGCTGGCGGAAGACGTTCGCCGGCGGCGGCCAGTCGAACTCGTCGCCCTTCTCGACCAGCAGGGTCAGCCCGTTGGCGATCTGGCGGCCGCTGATGTCGTGCAGCACGGTGGCCCAGACGCTGTCTTGGTCAGCTTTCTCGCCAAAACTCGACGTCCAGCGGTGGCCGTACATCTCCGCCATTTTCATCCAGAGCTTGTCCAGCAACTCCTGCCGCAGCTTCTCGGGCTTTTCGGTCGGCGATGCCTTGGCGGACCCGGTCGACAGCAGAGAGGCTGCGTTGTCGACCAGCGTGAGCACCGGCTTGGGCTTGAGGTCTTCCGGGGTTGGCTTGTGCATGGCGGTGCTCCCGTTTCAGATGCTGGGCGAGCGCGTGCTCCCAGCGGGCTTGGGTTCGGTGTTCATCAGGGTTGGCGATCCAGAACGACCGGAACTCCAGGAGCTGGTCGGGATGGATCTGCACGCCGGCCATGGCGTTCATCGTCAACGTGGCCTTGAAGGTCTGCGGGTTCGGCTCCCAATCCGCCGTCATGGCGAACCTGGTGCGGGAGTCGGTTGCGCACGCACGCGGTGATGGTGGTGGTGTATTACCGGACTCCGGAAGTAGGTTGTTGCTAGCGGGTTGCTCAGAAAATAACCCGGTTGCAGCTCCACCCTCCCCCATGCTGGAACCCTTGTTATTGCTGGGTTCTGGCTGGTTGTTGCTCGGTTGTTGCCCGGGTTGTAGCTTGGTTGTAGCTCGGTTGTAGCTCTTTTGGGCGGACTGATCCGTTCGGGCGTGGGGAAACTCGAACACCAGGGGTCCGATGACCTTCACCGCACCAATCTTTTCCATGCGGCGCACGGCCGATCGGTACTGCTCCCGCGTGATTGCCTTCGGTGCCGGACGCCCAGGAATGGGGTCGACAGTGAAGCCCTCACGCAGGACGATCTCGTTGATCTTGGTCTGGAGCCCGGCAATGCCCGAAGCGAAGTCCATGCGGCGCTTCAGGGCCACGTAGAGCTTCAGCAGCTCCGCCGGCTCGCCAGCGAACAGGGCCCATTCATCATCGTTGACCAGAACTGCGGTCATGACTCAATCCCAGCCCAGGGGTCCTGGGCGCTTCTTCTCGGCCTTCAGCCCTAGCTCTGCCAGGGTTTCGAGCGAGCGCAGATATTCGGCGTTGACCACCACCGCAGAAACCGGGACGACTTGAAGTCCCAGGAGCGCAAGCACCTTGCTCCAGCGCTCTATTTCGCCTTCCTTCCAGCGCGACACGGTCGACTCGGACAAGGTCATTGCGTCCGCGACGGTCTTCTGGCCCACCGACAGCAGTCGCTGCAACATCAGGGATTCGATCTCCCGTGCTCTTGCAGATGGGTCTTGGCTTAATGCGGGTGTGCTCATGATCAGGACGCCAGGGCGAGTTCCGGCCAGATCAGGTTCCAGTCATTGGGGCGAAGGGCTTTGCGCGTTACCGCGCCAGCCGTTGCCCGCTCAATGCCTGCTGCCATCTCTGCGGAAGCTGTTTTGTGGCCGTAGCCGATCATCCGCAGGTAACCGCGGGTGGTCTGGGTGGTCGCCACCGCGTCGTCATCAGCGGTCTTGAGCCACTCCAGCAGTGCTGGGTGCTTGGTACGCATGGGATTTCTCCTTGAGGGATAGGCGAAATATAACCTCAAGGTAATACCCATTCAATACCTATAGGAAATTTACCTAGAGATAATGTTTAGGGGATCATTGCTCGCATGGACATTTATGAGGCCCGGCGCACCAACCTACGCGCCATCATGAACGCCCGATTCGACGGGAAGATGGTCGCGCTGGCGGCTGCGGTCGATCGCGCCCAGAGCTATCTATCGCGATGCCTGACGCCCAATGAGACGCACCGCAAGCGAATCGGCGAGGAACTGGCGCGAGATATTGAGGCGAAGCTGGGGCTTGAGCCGCTCAGCCTGGACCGGCCGAAGGCGAGCGACCAGTCCAATGTCGGCCAGCCGATCCCTATTACATCTCCATTCCGGCAGATCCCTATAGTCGGCACCGCGCAGCTTGGTGCAGAGGGCTACTGGACCGCCTTGAGTCCCAGTGAGGGTCACATCAACTTCCCTACCCAGGACAAGGATGCCTATGCGCTCCGCCTGCGCGGTGACTCAATGTCACCTGCTATTCGATCCGGCTGGGTCGCGATCATTGAGCCCAATGGCGACTTGGTGCCTGGTGAATACGTCTACATCAAGATGCACGGCGTCCATGATGAGGGCGAGAGCATGGTCAAGGAGCTGCTTCGGGCAGACGACTACGAGGTCAGCCTGATGTCGATCAATGACGCGTTCGGGCGGCGCAGCATCCCCTGGGAACAGATCCAGCACTGCTACCCAGTCGGCGCCATCGTGCCGCCAAGCAAGATCGTGCAGTAGCCGCCTTAGGCACAGGCGGTGCCAGTGAATGTAATCAGGCTCTTAAGAGATGTATGTCATCGCCAACATGGCGAGTGGCCGATTGCGTGGTGTATCGCTGCGTTCGCCGCAGTGTTCATAACGTGCCAGCTGGCCGGATGGCTGATCTAGGAGGACGAATGAGTGAAGACGAGAAGCAAATTCCCGAACGCGTGAAGCGTTTGGCCAATTTCAACTGGGAAAAATTTCTCGATCATGCCGATCAGCACGGCGGCCTAAATCCTTGCGAAGGCTGTGGCAGCGAGGATTGGACGGCTACCGTGGATGAGAAAGGGAAGGCTGATGTGCTCAGATCTCCCATGTTCAACTCCGAGAATAGCTACCTGATCATGCCGGTAACCTGCGGAAAGTGCGGCAATATGAGGATGTTCAACCTAGGGATGATAGTGAACAACCTGGGCGAGAACGGTGAACCAGAAGATGCGTGAGCACATTAGGCCTGTACCCTCGCCGAGCGTCTCTACAAGGGACGATGACATTGTCACGCGCACGGGCAATACTAGATCAATGAGCGATCACGACTATCGACATGAGCTGGCGCTTCGCGACGAGCAACTTCGTCGGGAGCTTGATATGCGCCACGAAAGCGCGCGGCATGAGCAAGCAGCACGTGATAAAGCTCTTGATGACCGGCTAGCGTTGTTTATTGCAGTCCAAGACGAGCGAGATAAGGCTCTAGAGGAGAGGTTTGCCGGATTTGCTGCCGCTCAAGTAGAGCGTGACAGGCGAATGGAAGACATCTCAGCTAGAGCAACGAAAGCTGCAGAGTCCGCCGCTACCGTTAAAGCCAACTACTGGGCAGCAGTAATCGTCCAGCTTCTTGCGGTCGTAGCCATTGTTGTGGGCGCCTATTTCGCGCTTCATCAGTCGAACCAGAGCGTTGCTCAGACCGTTCAGTCTTCCTACCAGATGGGCCGGGAAGACGGTCGCAAGGAGGACTCGAAACCTCCAGCGATACCTCTCAGCAAGTGATCTGAGCCCGCCAAGCGCGGGCTTTTTTGTGCCTGGAACCTTGCCGCTCCGCTGTCGGTCGCATACTGTATATTTGAACAGTATCACAGTAAGGAGGTGGCTCATGCCCCGCAGCAGTGCCCAGGTCGTCAAGAAACAGGTCCAAGTCTCGAGCTACGAGCGGCTATGCCGCCGGATCAATGCCTACATCGCCGAGCCGCATGCGCAGCTTGAGCAGCGCTGTCGCGTTGAGCGCCTGGAGACGGACCACGACGACGACTGGGAGCGGGTCGTGGACGAGATGCGGGAGGTCGACGGCTTATCCGTAGAGCAGAGCGGTACCGGCTACGAATTTAGCTGGCAGGAAATGCCTGCGACTGAATAGTTGACCGCCATAACAGAAGCCCGCCGCGCGCGGGCTTTTTGCTGTCTGGGTAAAATTATTACCCCGAGGTATTGACCGAGAAAATAACCCATGGGTAATATCACTCCATCGCCAGTAACTACTGGCTGGGCAGCTCCACCGCCCCTGCTCTTTCACAATCCGACGCAACAAAGAAACCACAGACCGCATTGCCTCTACGGCGACCGGCAATCAGACAGGCCCGAAAGCCTGCCCACGCGAAGGCGACCCCGAGGGGCGACCGGGACGGCTGATTGAGGGCACCTAGCCCGCTCCGCGCGAGAGACCCGCACGCAATGCGCCGTTTTCACTGGCTGGCCTTGGCAACAGGGCCAGACGGGAAGACAACCGAGGAAAGCACCATGCGCACCTATCTGATCGTGTTCGCCATGACCTGCGCCGCTTTCTTCGGCGCCGTCGAGTACACCAAGCCCGTCAAGGACCAGCCGATGGTGATCATCGGCTACCAGGACGAGTAGCCCCGTTCGCCGGGCTGCTGCACACCGACCCCACCGGTTGCAGCCCGGCCTTTTATCCCGCGCCGTCCGGCGCCCATCGAGACCCCAACCATGACCAAGACCGCATGGGTCGAGCAATGGCTCGACGAGGCGGCCGAGGATCTGCTCGCCGGCCACCCGGTGAAGATCGACGGCGCCACCGTTGTTGAACCGCTCGACTTCTACATGGCCCTGCTGCTCGCTTTCGACGCCAAGCGCGAGGCCGACAACCACTTCCAGGCAGACCGCGAGGCTCTGCTGCTCGGCGCGGTGCTGAACAGCCGCGGCGATCCTGCAGACGGCCACCTGTTTGCCGTCATGGGCGGCCGGGCTGAAGTGCTGGCCATCGCCGCCAGCCTGTGCGAGCCGCACGCCGATCGCGCCTACACCCAACACCTGGCCGACGAAGAAGACGAGCGCGGCTGGATCGAATACCAACGCAGAAAGGATGCCGCCTGATGGACCACATCGAACGCGCTGAGCTTGCCCGCGCATCGATCCGCCGCGAGATCGACGCCATCCACACCGCCATCGAGCCTTCCATCGTGAAGGCCCGGGCGGACGCCAAGATCGAGCTGGCCAGCGATCAGCTCCTCATCAGCAGCCGCGAGTGGCTGCTGTTCATGAACCAGGCCGACACGCTGTACCGCGGCCGAGTGTTTGGGAGTGCTGCAGCATGAGCATTAAAACCGCAGAACCCGCGTTCCCTACAGTTGATGCAAACCGCGCAGAAGACTACGGGACCTATGGCATGACGCTACGCGACTACTTCGCGGCCAAGGCCATGCAGGGCTACCTGGCCAACCCCTGGCAAGCAAAGGAGCTGGACGAGACTGGCGACAGCTCAACCGAGCAAATGCGTATCGTCGCGGAGATCTCGTACGCCATGGCCGACGCCATGCTGGTGGCCCGGCAGGTGCAATCGTGAGCACCTCCCCCGTCCCCGCCATCACCGACGACCAGGTCGCCGAGGCCGAAGCGCGCCACACCCTACTGCTGCGCGCCAGGCAGTCGCTGCCCGAAGCCCTGGGCCTTCCGCCGGAGACCCGGCTGATCGATACGCCGATCCGCTCCCCGATGATGCGCCGGCCTGGTCGGCGTTGGTCGGTGGAGGTGGCGTCGTGAACATCGTCACCATCCGCGCCAGTTCGCTGGCCGAACTGTTCGACTGCCCGGCGCGCTGGGAGGCAAAGCACCTCCTCGGCATGCGCAGCCGCTCCAGCGGTGCCGCGCACCTGGGCACGTCGATCCACGCATCCACCGCCCTGTTCGACCAGGCGATCATGGATGGCACGCCGATAAGCGCGGACGACGCGGCCGGCCTGTTCGTCGACACCCTCTACAACCCCGAGCACGAGGTCGACTGGGAGGACAGCGGACCGAAGCAGGTCGAGCGCGTCGGCCTCACCTTGCACAGCCGCTACTGCGCCGACATCGCGCCAACCCAGGACTATGTCGGCATCGAGGTGACGTGCGAGCGGCTGGAGATTAGCGACTTGGGCCTGGCGCTCACCGGCACCACCGACCGCATCCGCCGGGTGGATGGACAGCTGGGCATCAGCGACCTGAAAAGCGGCGCCCGCGCCGTGGGCTCCACCGGTGTCGCGGTCACCGCCGGCCACCGGCCACAGCTCGGCGTCTACGAGCTGCTCGCCGAGTTCGCCATCGGCCAACCGCTGACCGCGCCCGCCGAGATCATCGGCCTGAAGACCGGCGCCGGCCCGTGCGTAGGCCGCGGTGAGGTCACCGGGGCCCGTCAGGCCCTGGTCGGCGATGAAGACAACCCCGGCCTGCTCCAGATGGCCTCCCGCCTGATCCATGGCGGCCTGTTCTATGGCAACCCGAAATCGGTGCTGTGCTCCGCACGGTACTGCCCGCGCTATCCCACCTGTCCCTACAAGGGGTGACCCCATGAGCAACACCCAGACGCTGCAATCGCTGCAGCAACGCCCGGCGCGCGAGCAGATGCCGGTGTCCATGAGCTTCTTCAACCTGGAAGGCTTCGAGCTGATGCAGCGCATCGCCAAGGCCTTCGTCCAATCCGACCTGGTGCCCAAGCAGTACCAGGGCAACCTGCCGAACTGCCTGATCGCTTTGGACATGGCCCAGCGCATCGGCGCGAACCCGCTGATGGTCATGCAGAACCTCTACGTGGTGCACGGCACCCCGAGCTGGTCGAGCAAATTCCTCATCGCCACGGTGAACACCTGCGGCCGCTTCAGCGCACTGCGCTACGAGTGGAAAGGCGAAGCGGGCAAGCCGGACTTCGGCTGCCGCGCCTGGGCCATCGAGAAGGAGACCGGCGAGCGCCTCGACGGTATCTGGGTCACCTGGCAGATGGTCAACGCCGAGGGCTGGGCCAGCAAGAGCGGCAGCAAGTGGAAGACGATGCCCGACCAGATGTTCGTCTACCGCGCCGCGGCGTTCTGGCAGCGCGCCTACGCGCCGGACCTAGGCATGGGCCTGCAGACCGAGGAAGAGGTCCGCGACGTCTTCGATGCCAAGCCTGATGCCGGCGGTAACTACGCGGTGGACATCGACGCCCTGCGCCAGGCTGAGGCAGCGCCCCGGAACGTCGATACCGCGACCGGCGAGATCCTGGACGCCGAGCCGGAGAAGCGTGACGAAAAGGCCGAATCGGTTAACACCGAGGCCGAGAAACGCGACAAATCGGCCGAAAAGGCTGACACCAAGCCGGGAAAGGCTGACACCGGTGCCGGCCAAGACGACACCGACGACTTCAGCATGGAGTGATGGCCATGGCCAGCCGGACCGTAGAGGAGCTGTTCGACCGCGTCGAGCAGTTCACCGTCCTGCTGGCCGCCGCTGAGGACGGCGCGGATACGGACTGGGAGATCCAGTTCACGACCGATATCCGCGACCAGTTCGAGCGCTACGGCGCCCACACCTACCTCAGCGACGCCCAGCTGCAGTCGCTCAACAAGATCGCCCATCAGTAGGAACCCGCCCCATGAAAATGGAACACCGCGCCATCATCGAAAGCGCAGAGCGCCACGGCTGCCGCCCCTCCGAACTTGCCCACCAGCTGCTGGTGCACGACCTGATTGAGACCTGCCGCTTCGAGCTGCACAACCTCAAGGCGCCCTATCACAAGCTGAACGAGGGCCAGCAGCAGGAGGTGATTGACCGCCTCACCGAGAAGGTCGAGGAAGCCGTCGAGCTGGCCGTCCGAATAATCGCCGCGCGCGATGTTGTGTCGGTACCGATGGACATCCGGTCGATCAAGGTGGAGGCCAAGGCCCTGACCGTCACGGCCAAGGTCGACGCCAACGAGCCGTCGAACGCCGAACTGACGAAGTCCGCCGGCAAGCTCTGCCTGCTGGTGCTGGCGCCGAACGATTACAACGATGGCCTGGATGGCATCCAGCCTGACCGCGACCAGTCGGACCTGCCGCTGGCGGCTGCCGACCTGCTGGGCAGCCCAGAGGAGCTGGAGAAGCGCCTGGGCGGCGGCGGTGACCGTGACGACCTGGAAGACGACGTCCTGCTGGAAGAGGCTACCCGCTTCGTCATCAGCAGCCGCCGGGCATCGATCTCTGCCATCCAGCGCGCGCTCAAGATCGGCTACAACCGCGCCGCCCGCCTGGTCGAGGCAATGGAGATCGCCGGCACCGTTTCGGCCATGGACAGCACCGGCGGCCGCGAGGTGATCGCTCCTGTTCCCGAGGGCGGCACGGCAGACGGCCAGGTCGACGAGGCCGAGTTGGAACACAACACTCCGGAGGACACCGCCGCACCTCAGCCCGCGACCTACGGCGTCGTGCCCTACTCCGACGTCTGCGCCGTCCTGGCCCGCGCCACCCCGGTGGTCACCATCGACTACCTCCAGAGCCGATTCGCCATCGGCAGCGATGCCGCTCGTGCCCTGGCAGTCCGCCTGCTCGATGACAGGGTCATCGCCGTCGATAGCGAGGCGGAGAACCCGCTGCACAACACCTACCGCGTCACCAAGGACCTCGACGAAGTCGTCTCGATGGAGTAACCAGCATGCGCATCACGAACATCACCGTTACCAACGTCCAAGGGCTGCGCAATGCAGCCCTTGCCGTATCTGAGCCCCTGCTGCTGGTGTCGGGTGACAACGGCGCCGGGAAGTCCAGCCTGCTGGATGCGATAAGCATGGCGTTCACCGGCCAGCCGCGCCGGGTGTCCCTGAAGAAGGACCTAGGCCAGCTGGTCAATGACGATGCCAAGAAAGGCGAGGCCCACGTCGCCTACGTCGACGCCGCCGGCGAAAGCCAAACCGCATGGATGATGCTGCCGGGTGGTAAATCGGTGGTAATTCCTGATGCGCCGTTCCTTCCCTTCGTGCTGGAGGCCTCGAGGTTCGCGGCCCTAGATGGTAAGGAGCGCCGGAAAGTCCTGTTCGACCTGACCGGTGCGGGCGCCGGCGCTGCCGAGGTAGCCCGCCGCTTGGAAGCCAAGGGCGCCGACCTCGCGAAGTTCGAGAAGGTGAAGCCGCTGCTGCGCGGTGGCTTCCCTGCCGCCGAGGCCCAGGCCAAGGAATACGCTGCCGAGTCGCGCGGCGGCTGGAAGGCCATCACAGGCGAGAACTACGGCAGCCAGAAGGCCGAGACCTGGGAGCCGGAGCTGCCGCCCACCACCGTCTCCCAGGAGCAGATCTCCGAGGCCGCCAAGGCACTGGCCGATCTCGACGGCGACCTGGCCGAGGCGCAGCAGACCCTGGGTGGCCACAAGGCCAACGCCCAGGCCGCGGCGCAGCGCCAGGCGCAGGTGACCCAGCTGCGCGACACTGCGGACCTGCTGCAACGCCGCCAGGAGAAGCTCGGCGCCGACCAGGCCCGGGTGGACGAATGGACGCCGAAGGTAGCCGAGGCTCAGCGTGCCGCCGCCGGCGAGCCGGCACACGATCCGCTGGCCTGCCCGCACTGCCAGGGCCAGGTGCTGATGGAGCGCGGCCAGCTAGTGGCCTATGTGGCACCGGAGAAGGTCGCCGACCCCGAGGCCGCCCGCCGCCTGACCGAATACCAGGGCTACCTGCAGAGTGCCCAGCGCGCCGTGGCGAACAGCCAGCGCGACGTCGACCAGAGTCGCGCCGCGGCCGAGCAACTGGCCAACCTGGAACAGCAGGCCGCCGCGGCGCCTGACTCCGAGGCGATGCAGAACGCCGAGCAAGCCATCAGCGAACTCCGCCAGGAGCGCGACAAGGCCAGGGCCAAGCACCAGGCCCTGGTGGATGCCCACGGCGCCATCGCCGGCCGCGACGCGACGATCGCCAACGCCGCCCAGCACCATGCCGACGTCGTGGCCTGGTCGCTGATCGCCGATGCCCTGGCGCCCACCGGCATCCCGGCCGAGATCCTCACCGGCGCGCTGGACCCGTTCAACGAGCTGCTGGCGGCCCAGGCGGCGGTGGCCACCTGGCAACCGGTGGTGATCACTCCCGAGATCGAGATCACCTACGGCGGGCGCCTCTACGGCTTGCTCTCGGAATCGGAGAAGTGGCGCGCCGACACCCTGCTAGCCATTGCCATCGCGCGGCTGTCCGGCATCCGCCTGGTGCTGCTGGATCGCTTCGACGTGCTGCAGCCCAGCGCCCGCCCCCAGGCGCTGAAGCTGCTGCTGGCCCTGACCCGCTCCGACGACCTCGATAGCGCGGTCATGGCCGGGACGATGAAGGAATCCATGGCCAAGGTGCCGGCAGGGATCCAGCAGGTATGGATCCAGGGTGGCATAATCGCTGATGTGGTCCAGTTGCTAACATAGTGATCAGGGGTGTCTGTTGCAGTAACCTCAGCAAGAGTCAGGGATGACTATTTGCATTCCGCATATCAATATCGACCTGGAGATTAAATACTTCTCTATCAAGCGCTTGGACTTTATACATAATATCCATGCAAGCGGAATGGATCTGTTCTCGCCTGGCTTCAAGACGCCCAATTTCAGCAGGGTCAAAATTCCGCATAGCCCCCCCAACCTTGAGTAACTCAAAGATCTCAGAAAGCTCCGGAGTGTAACTATCAATCTTCCGCTGAAGATGATCTTTTTCGTTGTTCAAATGCGCCATCTGTCTCGACAAGCTCGAGATGTATGTAATTCTAGCCCTATCAAATTGCTCTGCTTCCGCAGCTTGCTCAGAAAGCTCTTTTACTTCGGAAATCGCAGCAGCGGTTACGTTTTGGTTACGCAATTTATTAGCAATAGTAAGGAACTGCTCCGGACTGTATAGGACTATTTTCTGCCCTGCCTTATCCAAGAACTCTTTGACCAACTCGGGCCTAGGGCCAACAGTGAGCCCAGAGCTCTTCTCCCACCAGTCCTCCTTAGCATCATCAGTTATGAAGATGACAGGACGCTTGATATCGCCCGCCTTATCTATAAGCTGCATCCAGATGATTAGATCACCAAACGGCCTACATTTCTCTACGAAAGAGACCGAAAAACCTTCTGCACCGGCTGCATTTTCTGACTTTTTATCTTGTTTATTGGACTGCCCAGAACTTTGCGCTTTTCCACTATCTTTGTATCCTGGAGGTATTTTCTCTGCATACCGTACTGCACCGTCTTTCAAAATTTCATCAAGGCGGTTTTTTTCATAAGCCGGACCAATTTTTTCATCACTGAACAGCTCAGCTAGTCTAGACAGCACACTATCTGCATGTATCAACGCTCGCTGCTTTGTTGCATTCCGATCAAGCTGCGCAATTATCTCATCTTTTATTTCACTGTATCGACCGGCCAGATCAGAATCCACGAGAGGATGTTGGCTTCCCGGATTGAGATCAGAATGCAGCAGCTTCGCCCTATCTCTAATCTCGTTTAGCCTCTTGACCTGACCGCTGATAACCGAAGTCCTTCTGCTGAAAAACTCCTCAGCAACACGATAGGGTATCCATAAAGACAAAGAATACCCTTCCAGAACAGATATGAACTCATCGGAAGTTTTTTCAGAGTACCTATACATATTTAAAAGAACATTTGTATCAGGAACTATCAAGGCCTCCGCCCAGATAGTGGCGTACTCCTCTTCACTTGGCCGGAAGTGCCCAGGAAAAATATTTTTCACTACATAACCTCTATATAACAATCCCGCCTGAGATGCCCGCGTGGGCTATCACAAGCGATAGTGAAAAGTTCATTGTTAGTGGTCAGGATAATTTTTTCGCACCGCCTCAAAAGCGGAAAGCAGATGCCGACGTAGGTAGATACGCTTAGCACCGTAAAATATTGCCATATCGTCATGGAAGTCACATCCAAGCTCAATATCACCAAGCATAAAGCTCTTGGGCGAATAGCCTGACACCACATTAAAGGTGAACTTACCTACCGACTCAAACAAGTGCTCGCCACTGCCAACATGACAGGCGGCATTTCTGCACTCTCTTACCAGGTCGGTCACATCACGGATTTTTTCCGTGCACTCCATATGATCCGAAGCCGAAATCCTCATTCCGTCGGCGTCGGATTTGCGAAGAAGATCACTAAGACGGATCAGTAAGGAAACGATAGCCGGCTCAAACAGCGGCCCTGAAACATTGCCAGGGCTAAATATTCCACAATTAAAAAGCTCTTCACATTTCCTAATAGAGGTTTGGATATCGCTGGTACGTATCCAAGCCGAAAAACTTACTTCATCTTCGCCCATCGGCTTCTCCATCAGCAGGATGACCAGCTTTCGATAGAAGTCCCGGCCATCATTTCCGCATGACCGGACAGGTACAACTCTGCACTACTAACGCTTTTTAGGAGGCGATGGGTTGGTCGGATTCGTGCCAGTGCTGGTAGGCTGATAACCGGCATCCGGTGGGTTGTGATTAGGTATATCCGCCTGGATCGGCTGATATCCATTCTTCTGCAACTTCGGTTGGTACCCGTCGTTACTAGGGCGACTCTTTTTTTCGTCCGACATAGCTGCACCTCAGTAGTGAAAAAACTCTATATGCGAAATCTCTGAAGAAAGAATCAGTACGCCTGCTGTTTGGTCAACCGCACGATCCAGTACATCGCCCTCCATCACCCAGCTCTCGGATAAATAGAGCTGCTCCTCGGCAGGAGCGCTAGACGCGAAAGATCCAACGCCGTACTTTCCAGCAATACGCCGCCCATCTTTCATATATACAATGATCCAATAGAGCTTTCCCTGCTGAAAAACAAAGTCCCAAGGCTTAGCAATGGGATGCGGAGCATTACGCTGGAAAAGATTTCGAGTTCTGATCCACTTCCAAATTAGCACCCATAGAGCCGGCGCAAGCACGAATACGAAAACATAGAACAGGTAATACAGCCACGGATGCACAACATCCAGCTGGCTCGCTTCGACAATCCGAACGAGCCAGAACAAAAAAGCATAATTTATACAGCTATAGGAAACGGCATCGACAAGCTGTTCAGAGATCGGCACCGCGCTGCCCGGATAGAACAACTGATAAAACTTGATGCTTATGAAGCCGGGCACAACAAAGAGAATAAATAAAAAAAGCTTGTCGACTTCCCATATATCCATGGCATCAAAACTCCCTACAGATCATCAACCCTAGCCAAAAAATCCGTTCGTGACAACCGTCACGCTTCGGTGTCCTTTGTGCTCTCCGCGGACCAGACGAATCGAGGTGAACATCACCATGGCACGGCAACCCATCAAGACCTTGGTGCGTGGCGAACAGCTTACGCTGCGCGAGATCTCCGACCGGTACGGCGTCGCCTTCGAGGCGGTGCGCGAGCGGTACTACCGAGCCAAGAAACGCGGCGAAGATCTGATCAAGCCCTCGGCGAGGGTGAGCCAGACCAAGCGCCTGGTGCTCACGCTGCTGGAGCAGGATTTGACGGGCGTCCAGATCGCTAGGCTGGTGGGCTGTACCCCGCAGGTCGTCAGCTACTACAAAGCGACATACCTCAATTAGCCCTATTGCTTCCGCGCTGCAGCGATGCCGCACGTAATCAGCGCCAGCCCGGGAATAAAGAACCCTGCAGCGACGGCGAAATAGCCCGATGAATCGCTTTCACCAAAGGCAATGCCGCATACCAGAAGCGGCAGTCCTGCAAGGAACAGCGGGTTGCTAAATACCTTCTTCATGTCGAGCGCTCCATACCGTTTCCCTGATCATACGCCGCCCTTGGCGTAGCCATCTTTTCCCATCCCCGCACCGCTGGCCGCCGGCCGGCGAAGGACTCCCTATGCCCGAAGTATCTGAGTTCCTCGACGGCCAGGAGCTGGCCACTATGATCGGCCGCAAGTCGAAAGCTGCCCAATGCGCCTGGCTGGACGCGCACGGGTGGCGCTACGAACGCAACGCCGCCGGCCGCCCGGTGGTAGGGCGCGTCTATGCCCGGCTGAAGCTGGCCGGCGTGAAACCGAATGCCACCAACGCCGCGTCCAACGCCTGGGCGCTGGACCTATCGAGAGTGAGTTGAGATGCGCCCGAAGGAACCAGGGAATAGGGATTTGCCGCCAAGGATGATCAGGCGGACGAGGAAGCTGAAGTCGGGAAGGGTCTGGGTTGCCTACTACTACAACCAGACTCTGCCGGGAGGGGGACAGAAGGAGATTCCGCTGGGCGGGGACCTCGACGAGGCGAAAGCGGAATGGGCGCGGCTCGAACGGACAACGATGCCGAAGTCCATGAAGCGCCTGGGAGATGTGTTCGATCGGTACGAGCGGGAGATTGTCCCGTCGAAGGCAGCCCGGACACAGAGGGACAACCTGCTATCGCTGAAGCAGCTGCGCGCAGCGTTCTCCGATGCGCCAGTCGAGGCGGTGACGCCGCAGGTCATCGCCCAGTACCGGGACAAGCGGACAGCGAAGGTTCGGGCGAATCGGGAGATTGCCCTGCTATCCCACGTCTACAACATCGCCAGGGAGTGGGGGATCACCAACATGGAGAACCCGGCCAAAGGCGTGCGGAAGAACAAGGAAACGCCCCGGGACTTCTATGCGCGGGACGAGGTATGGAATGCGGTCTACGCCCACGCCTGCATCGAGCTGCGCGACGCCATGGACCTGGCCTACCTGACGGCGCAGCGGCCCAGCGACGTGCTGGTCGCTCGTGCCGCCGACATCCAGGACGGGTTCCTGCTGGTGGCCCAAGGCAAGACGTCCAAGAAGCTGCGGATCAGGCTTCTGGCCGGCGAGGTGCCGACCGCCTTGGGCGTGCTGGTCGAGAAGCTGCTGGAGCAGCGGAAGGAAAGGCGAGTGGTCGGGCCGTACCTGGTCACCACACCAGACGGCCGCCGACTGACTTCGAGCATGCTCCGGATTCGCTTCGACGAGGCACGGATTGATGCTTCAGCGGCAGCGCTAGAAAGCCTCGATGAGATGTTGGCCGCCGCTATTCGTCAGTTCCAGTTCAGGGACATCCGACCTAAAGCAGCATCCGAGATCGAGGACCTGGGGCGCGCATCGAAGCTCCTCGGCCATACCGACAAGCGCATAACCGAGACGGTCTACCGGCGCGTCGGCGAAGTCGTTGACCCTACCCGCTGA